GATCCCTATATCATCTAAAATTGGGGCTATACAGAAAGTCAAGAAATTAGATATTGGTTTTGATTATAATATTGATTATACCATAAGACCAAAAATAAATGCTCTTAAAATTGCAAAAGTGGAAGTATTTTATCAATTAGATTATATTGATGTTATTTCTAGAGGAGTAAATTATACATTTAGTCCAAACATAATATTAATTGATTCAAACACCAGAGAAAAATATGATGTAGATTTAATTTATCAATCAGAAGAGAATAAAGTTGTTATTTTTAAAAATACTACGAAAATTAAAAATAATGATTTAGAAGTTATTGCTACAAATAATGATAATGGATTTGAGATTAATACCTTAACATATAATCCAACCACAAGAAGAGTAACAGTTGAGTTAGCAACTCCTTTCAATAATATTTCTGAATATCCTTTTAGTGTTGGAGAATCTGTTTACATTGAAAATACCATAGTTGGGGTTTCTTCAAGGGGATATAATTCTAGTGCATATGGATATAATTCTTTTGAGATACTTGAATCAACTCCAAATATTGGTGGAATTGGGGCAACATTTACCTATAGCCTAGAAGATTATCTCGATGTTGGTGAAGACCCAGGAGCATTAGATAATTTTTATACTTCAGGTTTTGCAATAGCCAAAAAATATTTACCAGAATTTTCTATTAAAATTGAGCCGAATCAATTCTCGGTAGGAGAGGATTTTGAGTCAAATAGCGGAACCTTTGGTAAAATAGTTTCATGGACTCCAGAAAATAATACTGTTAGATTATCGACCACAGGGAAGATTAACAACAATGATATTATTTTTGGTAAAAATAGTGGAGCCTATTTAAAGGTAATCGATGTTTACTCTACAAATGGTTATATTGATATTTCCTCGAATTCAGTTGTTGAAAGGGGTTGGAGAGATAAAACAGGTTTCTTAAATGATTCACTTCAAAGGATTCATGATAATAATTATTATCAATATTTTTCTTATGATTTAAAATCTGAAATTGATTATTCTAATTGGTCTGATCTAGTTGATTCTTTGAATCACACTGCCGGATTTAAGAAATTCGGAACTTTATTAGTCAATACAACCAATGAAAATGTAGGCATTGGTACCGATCAAAATCTAGGTGATGTTGAAATAATAAATGATTTATATTCAGTCTTAGACGTTAATTGTGTAAGCGATTTTGATCTTGTTACTGAAAATTATTTCTCAATTGATAGTGAATTAAGATCTAATGAAATCTATTTTAATTCCAGAAGACTACAGGATTACATTGAATCTATTGGCAATAAAGTATTGATTATAGATGATATCGCTAATAGATTTACTCCAGTTGCTCCAATAGAAAACTCTATAATTGATAAATTTAAACTTAACGCAATAAGATTTAAAAAATATGTTATTCAGGTAACTGATAAGTTAGAACCAGAAAATACTCATTCTCAAATAATTAATTTGCTTCACGATAATAATGAAGTCTCGATTAATCAATTTTCAGTGATAGAAACTATTGATGAGTTGGGTTATTTTGATGCGGAAAGGAAAAATTTTGATATAAATTTATTATTTTATCCATTTGAGACATCAAATAAAATATATTCAGTCAACAGTTTTTCCTTTAATATTAGTGATAGTGATGATAATATTGGAAATACTCAACTTGGTAATACTATAGATATAAACTCTAGTTTTGTAACTGGAATAGGGACCACAACTATTTGTTCAATTTCAACCGATAAATCGGCCGCAAAAGTAATACTTGTATTTTCCGATAAACAAAATGGTAATTTTTATTCAGATGAAATAAATTACATTCATAATGGAAGTTCTATTGTTTATAATTCTTATGGTGAATTGAACATGGGAAATACCGTTGGCATAGGAACATATAATTTATATTATTCGGATGGAAACATAAATATTGATTTAACCCCATTTGAACAAAATGACTTTGTAGTAAATTCAATTGCAGTAGAATTTGATAAAACTGCAACCACGGTTGATTCCCTATTTTTAAGTGGTAATTTATTGGAATCCTCTTATGTTGGGATAGCAACAACAGGAACCCCCTCAAAATCACTAATTTATTCCCATAATATTGACTATACTTCTGGTCTTCATCATTTAGTAATAACTGATACTGATAATAATATAATCAATTCAGTAGAAATTTTAGGTATATTAAATATTACAAACCAGGATGTTTATTCTGTAAAATTTGGTAATTTGAGTACAGGAAGTGAATTAGGTGAAATTGATGTTGAATACTCAAATGTTGACGGTAGTTTTGAGATTTATTTTACTCCAAATAACGATATTAATTATGAGGTAAAAATTTTTAGTACATTAATTTCAAAATTCAGGAGATCTGAAACAGTAGAGTTATGAGCAATATTTCTTTTTCAAGCGGATACGGAGAATATACAAGTGGTGAATTTTTTAAATCCGCCGCATTTGAAATAACCTCTAATGGATTTTTTATTTTTTCTAGGGAATTTCTATCAAATTCACCTAAATTTGTTAATTTAAGTGAAAATTCTTTTGATTTCACTCAACATAGTTTTGTTACTGGTGAGGAATTAGTTTATGACTATCCTAAAAATAATATAACAATTCCTATTGGCATTGTAACCACTACAATTTCAGGGGTTTCTACTGATATCCTACCTAAAACTCTTTATGCTGTTAAACAGGATTTTTCTACACTTAAAGTTGCAGCAACAAAAGCAAATGCTTTATTGCCAGAACCAATAACATTAAATTTAAGGAGTTATGGTAAAGGAACACATAAAATATATTCTAAAAATCCAAATTTAAATTCTTTAATTACAATAAACAATATTATTCAAGAACCAATAGTTTCCACTTCCGTAACTACCTCCACAACCCAATCTATTATAACAAGTGATCTTTCTGTTACTGTTGAAAATCCTGATGTATTAACAGGTGGTGATTTTATTCAGGTTAATAATGAGATAATGCGGGTTTTATCTGTTGGAATTGGGTCTACTAATAATATTTTTATCGAAAGATCCTTGCTTGGAACAGATCCTGGCATCCACGGTCAAAATTCCCTAATCACCAAAGTTAGAGGAAATTACAATATCATAGAAAATTTTATTCATTTTGTTGTTTCTCCTTATGGTAATAGTTTTGATCCAGAAAGCGGATTGACCAATTCTTCCACATTTAGTGGAAGGGTATTTCTAAGATCCGGAAAAGAAAGTACAACTATTGGCCCCTATGATAATAACTTTATTTTTGATTATATTTCAGAATCTTTTACCGGCAAAGATTCGACATTCACCTTAAAAAATAAGTCAAATAATGTAGTAGGTATTTCTACTGATAATGCAATTGTAACCATAAATGATGTCTTTCAGCCGCCATCAAGACTTTCTGGTAATGTTATAAATGGTGCATACACATTATCCGAAAATGTTGGAATTACTTCTATAATTTTTAATGGCAATCCATCTTTTCCTGATTATGATGTTAATATTTCAGAATACCCAAGAGGAGGAATTATTCTTTCTGTTGGATCCACCGAAGGTTTTGGTTATCAGCCATTGATTTCTGCCGGCGGAACCGCAATTGTATCGACTGCCGGAACTATTCAATCAATATCCATTGGCTATAGTGGATCTGGTTATAGATCAGGAATTCAGACTGTTAATGTTGGTGTCGGTTATAGCGATGTTGTTGGCTTTGACCTAGAAAAAATTGGTACAGCATCAATATCAAATGGTATTATTGTTGGAGTTAGCATAACAAATCCTGGTTCTGGATATACAAATACAAATCCACCAAATGTTTATTTTGATGCACCTCTCTCTTATGACAATCTTCCTCTAATTTATTCTAGTGGTTCGTCTGGATTAGGAACAGGGGCAAAAATTAGCGTTATCGTGGGGCAAGGTTCTAGTGTAATAAATTTTGAACTTACAAATCTAGGTTTTGGTTATGAAAAAGGAGAAATTTTAACTATACCCATTGGAGGGACTACTGGAATCCCCACAACTTCTAATTTTAAACAATTTGAAGTTAAAATAGATTCAATTTTCAACGATGATTCTAGTGTCAGGACAATAGGTCAACTTATTATTATAGATCCAATTGATTCATTGTTTGACGGGAAAAGGAAATCGTTTCCACTAAGAATAAATGGAGAACAAACGGCAATTTTAAGCCGAATTGGCTCTGATCTTAATGTAGAAAATAATCTACTAATTTTTATTGATACGGTTCTCCAAGTTCCAACTGAAGCGTATAGTTTTAGGGGCGGAAGCATTATAACATTTAAAGAGGCTCCTATTAAAGGATCAAAATCAACTATTTTATTCTATGCTGGGACAGAAGGTGTTGATACGAAATTAGTCAATGTTTTGAAGACGGTTAAAATCGGGGATTACCTACAAATTTTTGATAATACTGATAGGCAAGATGATCAAAACCCAAGATCAGTATCAGATATTTTATCCGTAGATATTGTTAAAACAAATCTATATGATAAACAAGGTATTTCGGATCAAGATGAAATAAGACCTGTAAAATGGTGTCCTCAAAATGTTGATAGATTTGTTATAGGTTCTGGGTCAACAATTAGTACAATAGTAACAAAAGATCGTGAAATTTATGAATCATTCATTAGGCCATTCGCTTTTGTTATTTCTGGCATTGGAAGTACATCTAGTGAAATATTTGTAGACAATGTAAAAACATTTTTTGATAATGCAAATGAATCTCTTGTCGTTAATAGTATCAATATAATCTCGCAGATACCTCAATCACCGGCAAAATTAACTGCAAATGTATCATTGGCCGGAACAATACAATCCATTCAAATTGAGTCTGTTGGTCAAGGATATTTTGAGCCCCCTAAAATCAGAGTATCAAATCCGGTTGGTCTAGGAACAACTGCAATATTGACATGTTCACTCAATTCTTCTGGTGGAATTTCAACGGTAAATATTATTAATGCCGGGTCTGGTTACACTGGACCACAACCTTTGGTGATTGTTGAGGAGCCAACACAAATTATAGAATCTGCTTCTGATGTTTCTTATGAAGGTGATTTTGGAATTATTGTTGGAGTCGGAACAACAACTGTTGGAGCATATTTTGATCTCTTTATTGAAGAAGATTCTTATCTAAGGGACTCTTCAATTAATTCAGTCGGAGCCGCAATAACTGGCCCAAGTGGAATCTCAAATAATTATTATTTTTATGTTTCAAATAGTAACGTTGGAAATGGCCTGACTTCCTTGAATATTTCAGATCAACCTATTGGCATTGGCACAACATTTATTGACAATGTTTATCAAGTAAATTCATGGAGTATTGTCCAACGAAATATAGTCGGGGTCGGGACGACTTTTGTGAAGAGAGTTAATGTTAAAGTAGGAAATAATTCTTCTCTTGTAGGTATTTCGGCTACTGCATATTATGGGGATTATAGTTGGGGTAGAGTTTATAACGTATCAAAATCAGGCATTTCTACATTCCAGGCATATGCACCTGGAATTACCACCTCTACTATAATACAAAGAAGTGTTCCTTTAAAATTTGTAAATTATCTCAACTAAATACTATTAAAAAATACAAATGGCAGCAATCATAACTGATAATTTAAGAATCTCAAGGGCCAAGCAGTTTGTTTCTGCCGCCTCTTCTTCAAATTATTATAGTTTCATTGGATTACCCAACCCAAATGAGTATTCTTCAAATTGGAATGTTTCTCCAATAGCCCCAAAAGATAGCTTTGAGGAAGAATCGTCTTATTGGGACAGTATGATTGCTCTTAAAAAAATTCATACTAGTGATATAAGACAGTCCATAAGAAAAATAAAATGGGAAAGTGGCATAACTTATGATATGTACCGCCATGATATTACCCGAGATAATATTTCTAGACCATCAAGAGCAACAAGTTTATATTCATCTAATTATTACGTCGTCAATAGTAATTACCAAGTTTATATTTGTCTGTATAATGGGGTTTCACCTGAAAATCAAGAGGGAAGACCATCTCAGTTTGAGCCAACTTTTACCGACTTAGAACCAAGAACTGCCGGAAATGGTTCTGATGGGTATATTTGGAAGTATCTTTTTACCCTAAATGCTTCTGAAATTATCAAGTTTGACAGTACTAATTTTATTCCGGTTCCACTAAACTGGGGTCAGGATCAACAAACATCTCTAATAAAAAATAATGCCCAAAACAATGGTCAGATAAAAATTTGTACCATAAAAAACCGAGGAAATTATGAAAATGTTTCTAGTGTAAGAAACAGAACATTCAGAAATATTCCCATTAAAGGTGATGGAACCGGGGCCACTGTATCGATTTCGTTTAATAGTAACTTTCAAGTAGAGAGTATTTTCGTCACTAATGGAGGAAGTGATTATACTTATGGTCGGGTTGATTTGATGGCTGCTGGAATTCCAGCAGCCCAGGTAGAACCCGTATTTGATGTAATTATTCCACCTAAAGGGGGCCATGGTTTTGATATTTACAATGAATTAGGTGCATTTTATGTTTCGGCTTATGCTAGAATAGAAAATGATCTAGAAAATCCAGATTTTATAACTGGCAATGAAATTGCAAGAATTGGTATTGTTGAAAATCCTGAGAAGTTTAATTCAACAGATCCTTTAACCGTAGACAAGGCAAGTGCCCTTTCTGCCCTAAAATTAGTCGGGATAACGAATCAAAATGATTACAATTCGGCTACTTTCCAGCCAGATTCCTTTATAACCCAGACAGTAGGTACTGGAGTAACTGCTGTTGGAAGAGTAATTTCTTATGATAAGAATACTGGAGTATTAAAATATTGGCAAGATAAAACTTTGGTTGGATTTGCCACAACTGGTGGTCAAAACTCTCCTGCTTATGGGCTCAATCTTGAGAAATTCACCTCATCACCAGAAACAGGTGGAAGTCTTACTATTTCTGGTGGAAGTATTAATTTAAATATTGATGTTTCTTTTGGTTCTACAGAATCACCCGGTATAACTACAGTAATAAATAATAGGACGTATAAGTTAGGTCAATCTTTTATTAATGGAGTTTCTAATCCGGAAGTAAAGAAATATTCTGGAAACATCATTTATGTTGATAATAGACCGGCTATTACAAGATCAAAAAATCAAAAAGAAGACATTAAGGTAATTCTACAGTTCTAATTATTATGCCACAAGAAACTAATTTAAATGTATTTCCATATTTTGATGATTTTAATAGTGACAAGAATTACTATAAGGTCTTATTTAAACCAGAATACCCGGTTCAGGCAAGAGAATTAAATAATCTCCAGTCTATTTTACAAAATCAGGTTGAGCAGTTTGGTAACCATATTTTTAAAGAAGGTTCTGTTGTAATCCCAGGACAACTTTCTATTGACAATCCCTTTTATGCTGTAGAGATAGAGCCAGAATTTAATAATATTCCAATCTCAGCATATTTTAATCAAATTTTAGGGAAAACCATACGTGGTTTAATTAGTGGAGTCAGTGCTACGGTTGTTTATGTTTTAGATAAACAATTCTCAGAGAGAAATAATTATACTCTATATGTACAATACCTAGAAAGTGGAGGTCAAGACTTCTCTAATAAAGTATTTTTTGATGGAGAAACAATAATAACAGAATCAGTAATTACATACTCTGGAATTACCATTCAGGCTGGACAAAGTATTTGCAATACAATTGCTGAAAATTCAACCTCAAGTGGTTCTTCTGTAAATATTGCTCCGGGAATTTATTTTGTTCGTGGAACATTTGCAAAAGTAAACCAACAAAGAATTCTTTTAGATCAGTACGGGACCTCACCGAATTATAAGGTAGGTTTTAATGTAATTGAAAGAATTGTCTCATCTGTAGAGGACGAAACCTTATTTGATAATTCTCAGGGGTTTTCAAATTATGCTGCCCCTGGTGCCGATAGATTTCAAATTGAACTAGAACTAAAAAAATATGGTCTAAACGAATCTCCAGATAACTTTATAGAAATATTAAGAATTATTAATGGAACTACACAGTTTCTCCAAAAAGATCCTCAATATAGTCTAATACGTGATGAACTAGCCCGAAGAACTGCCGAAACAAATGGAGATTATTATGTAAAACCATTTACTCTTTTTGTTCGTGATTGTCTGAATGATAGGGTTTTAAACAATGGTATATATTTTGAGGACCAAAAAACCGTAAATGGTAATACACCAAATGAAGAGACTATGGTGTATGAAATTGGTCCAGGTAAGGCATATGTTAATGGATATGATGTCGAAATAATTTCTCCTAAACTACTAGAAGTTCCAAAAACAAGATCTACTAAAACAATAGAAGATCAATTAATTCCATATAATGCTGGTAAACTAATTCAACTTAATAATGTTACTGGAGTTCCATATATTGGCCTAGGGACTGATGCGACAGTCAGTTTAATGGATTCTAGAATTGGGATCAATTCTACCGTTGCTGCTGGAACGACTATTGGTGTTGCTAGAGTTTATGATTATGTTCCAGAATCTGCTTATGTTAATGATACTAGCATCTTAGATTTAAGATTATTTGATATTCAAACTTTCTCTAAAATAACTCTTACTACTGAAATTACTCAAGCAACCCCAGCCCATATTAAAGGTGAGAGGAGCAATGCTTCTGGCTACTTATACCAATCAGTTTCTAATAGCAAAGATCTTGTTCTTTATCAAGTATCTGGTGAATTTTCCCAAAATGAACCAATCTCAATCAATGGAATTTCAAATGGTAGGCTTATTTCCAATGTAACGGATTATTCCGCGTCTGATGTAAAATCAATTTATTCTTCAACATTTAATGCTGACGTAGTTTTAAATAATAAAATTCTAATCGCTCCAGTAGGCAGCCAATTTAATATTACTAAAGGATCAGGTGGAATCAGCACAGTAACTTCTAATTTAGACAATAATTTTGTAGGGAAAATACAACCAAATGATATTATATCTTATTCTAATCCAGATGCTCAAAGCATAATTTATAATAAGGTAGGCGCCGTCGCAGCTGATGGCACTAGTTTTACTCTTACTGGAATAACAACCGTAAGCGGAATTTGCGATGGTAGATTACCTAATTCTAATTTAACTGTAACAAATTTAGTAAAAGTCTCAGGAAATATTTTCTCAAGGGATTCATCATTACTTACTAAATTGAATCGATCAAATGTGTCATCTATAAGTTTAGATAACGCTGAAATAAAACAAAGAAGAATTTTTACAAACCAAACAATTACTGCTAGTTCTATTTCATTATCTATAACAGATGATGATGTATTTTTTGATACTTTTGATGAAGACAAGTATCTAATTGTTTATTCTAATGGTATTATTGAGCCATTAAGAAGAGATAAATTTCAATTTGTTGGTAACACTGGTAAACAAATTAAATTTAATGGTCTTTCACAACCAAATGGAATAACCGCGACTGTTATAGCTACTGTAAAAAATGTCAGGCCAAATTCTAAAACTAAAATTTTAAATAAGACAACCAAACTTACCATTGTAAATTCAAAACTTACTGCATCAGGTGTCGGGACAACCACCTTAAATGATGGCCTGACTTTTAGTAATGTTTATGGTACTAGAGTACAAGATGAAGAAATCAGTCTAAATGTTCCAGATGTTTTAAGGGTTATTGCAGTTTATGAATCATCATCAACCTCCGATCCAAGTCTTCCTGTAATACAATTCTCTTCTTTCAGTGGCCCGACTAATAGTAATCAGGATTTGTTTGTTGGAGAACAAATTACAGGTAAAACTTCTGGTGCAGTTGGCCTAATTGTCAATAGAATTGATTCAGATAAAGTTGAATATGTTTATCTTAATAACTCAACTTTTTCTGAAAATGAAGTAATTAAATCAAAAGAATCTAACATAGAAGCAAGTATTATTAGTGTATCTTTAGGTGATGCTAATGTTACCCAGAACTTCGTTTTTGATGATGGCCAAAGAGATTCTATTCTAGATTATTCTAGAATTATCCGGAAGAAGAATGTTTCAGAGCCAACTAGAAAACTAACTGTTGTATTTCAAAATTATGTTATAAATTCAAATGATGATGGAGAATTTGTATCAGTAAATAGCTATAAATCAGAAGACTATAAACACGACATTCCATATTTTAATAAAGAAAGACTTTCTGATTATATTGATTTAAGGCCGAGGGTTGCTCCTTATACATTAACAACTAAATCCCCTTTTGAATTTAATTCAAGGAATTTTTCCGGGGATGGTCAATATTCAAATTATGTTATTGTCCCTGATGAAACTCTTCTATTGACATATTCTTATTATCTTCCTAGGACTGATGTAGTATTTTTAGACCAAGACGGTAAATTTGAGGTGGTTCAAGGAACTCCAGATGATATTCCTCAATTACCAGAATTTAAGTCTAATTCATTTGATATTGCTATTGTAAATATTCCACCTTATGTTTATGATGTAAAAAATATTTTAGTGAATATGTCTGAACATAAGAGATATCGAATGGAAGATATCTCTTTATTAGAAGATAGAATCGAAAGAGTTGAAGAATTTACTGTTTTGTCCAGCCTGGAAAGTAAAACAGAAAACTTTAATATAACAGATGCTGAAACCGGTCTTAATAGATTCAAATCTGGTTTCTTTGTTGATGACTTTAAGAGTCATGCTTACCATGATCTACAAAATTTTAACTTTAAGGCATCTATTGATAAACAGAAAAAGATTTTAAGACCTCTACATTACACAACTTCAATTGATCTTCAACTTGGATCCGAGGCTATCGCAAACTTTACTGGCAGTTTTTCACCAAATGTTGATCAAAGTTTTGTAAATGATTTAGGGTCAAATGGAGTCAAAAAAACTGGAGATCTAGTAACACTTAATTATAATGAAGTAGTTTACGACCAACAATTATTAGCAACAAAAACAGAAAGTGTTACTGCTTTTCTCGTTAGATATTGGTCTGGTCTTCTTAATTTAAATCCACCTTTAGATACTTGGGTGGACGAAAAAGCCACAACAACAAATAGCTTTAATGAAATAAGAACAACAGAAGATCCTCTTCCTGATGTTAATATCTTAATTGAAAATTCTGTAACAGAAAACCAAACTGTATTCAGGGATTCTCCCAATGCCCAAAGTGGTATCCAACCTTTTGATTGGCTAGAAAATGCGAGGAGAAGAATATCGGCTGGTGGTCAAATAGGTCTTGCTGGACGATCGGCCCAAAGCCGTAGGGCTCTTATTATAGGAAAAAACCGAAAAGGTGGAATTAGAACTTTAGAAATTGTTAATGGCAATACAATTAGAATTGATGGCATACACTGGACCACTGGAGATCTTTCACTTTTAAGTCAATACGTTCCAACTGATGTTGCTCGACAATTTTTAACCAGAATGCGGGCCAATCCCTTAACTGGTTTAGGTGGATTTTTAGAATTTACTCCAAATAATATAAACACTGATAGTTCTTCCACTACAAGTACTCGAACAACAACAAATACTGTAACGACAATAACACCTGAAGCAATTGTCGAAACTATTGACAATTCTTCATCTTTATCAAATTATACTGAACCAGTAAGATATCTAAGAAGTCGAAATATCGAATTTGACGCTATTGGCCTAAAACCAAGAACTAGATTTTATTCATTCTTCCAGGGCGTTAAAACAGATGATTATGTTATTCCTAAACTACTAGAAGTAGAAATGATATCTGGGTCATTTTCCGCTGGAGAAAGGGTGATCTCTGATCCAAATTTTGTTGATAAAAAAATATCATTTAGGCTATGTACCCCAAATCATAAAGTAGGACCGCATAATAATCCAAGTGAGACTTTTGAATTTAATCCTTATACCCAGACTTCCTTTGAAACAAATTATTCACAAAGCTCTACTGTCTTAAATGTTGACACTAGATCATTAGAACTACAGACCGAAACCGATTTTTATGGTCAGGTTTCTCCTAATATGCGTCTCATCGGAACCTCATCGGGTGCCGTTGCTAGGGTCACCCGGATTAATTTACTATCAGATAATAGTGGAAGACTAATCGGGTCTCTTTATATTCCTGATCCTAATATAATTGGGAACCCTAAATGGATAAATGGGGAAAATACCTTTACCCTAATTGATACAGCTGATCTAGATCAACTTAAATTAGTAGAATTTCTACCAGACTCTAGAATTAATGAAAGTAGTGCCGAAACCGAATTTACTTCAAGTGGCATAACAAATATAACTGAGACCAATATTTTGACTACTAGGAATATCAGAATTATTCCACCTAGAAACATTAATACCACCACTATTAATAATGTAACGACCAATACATCTAGTAGTAGTCAACAAATAAGTCCTGGTGTAGTCAATATTCAACAACCATATGATCCACTGGCCCAGTCTTTCTATGTCTTTGAAGATACTGGAGTATTCTTGACTTCTGTTGAGGTTTTCTTTGAGACAAAAGATTCTAATAATATTCCAGTTACTCTTCAAATTAGACCTCTACTTGCTGGGGTTCCAAGTAATGTAGTTGTTCCATTTTCTGAAGTAACTCTTACACCAGATAAAGTAAATATTTCTGTTGATGGTTCGGTTTCTACTAAATTTACCTTTATTTCTCCTATTTTCCTTCAGGGTCCAAAACAACAAACTGTCAGACAATCCCCTATTGCCAGCATCACCCAGGCCGAATATGCAATAGTTCTTCTTTCAAATAGCCCTAATTATAGAGTTTTTATAACTCAGCTGGGTCAAAATGATATTGCCACTGGAGTTAAAGTCTCAAGTCAGCCAACTCTAGGAAGCATGTTTAAATCTCAAAATGGTAGTGTTTGGACACCTTCTCAACTAGAGGATCTAAAATACAAAATTAACCGTGCCGACTTTGTTAATGAGGGTATCGTTAGATTTTTTAATCCAAAATTAGACATCGGAAACAAAAAAGTTTCTGTTACTGGTCCAAATCAATTTGAATTCTTATCAAAGAAAATAATTGTTGGTCTAGGTTCAACTGGCTATTCACCCGATGTTGTTCCTGGCATAACTATTCAACAAGGTTCGGCAAGTGCAACATTAACCGGAATTGCTGGAAGCATAGCCGGGGCTGGTGTAACAATTAGCAATGTTGGTTTTGGTTATACTGATGGAACATTTACTGGGATTAATCTAAAAACTGAAACTGGATTTGGCATAGGTGCTGTTGCTACAGTTGTAGTCTTAAATAATGTAATAGATTCATTAAGTATTACAAATGGTGGTTCTGGTTATCTAGTAGGTGATTCGTTAACAATTCCACCAATTGGTCAAGGTGTAGGATTTGGTGGTAAATTGACTGTAACCAATATTGGTTCTCTTAATTCATTTGTTTTAGACGAGGTTCAGGGAACATTCTCAGTTGGAATAACAACAGTAAATTTTGTAAATTCTTCTGGAGTCTCAACTACAATTGGAGCCGGGGTAACAATTTCTTCAATAACTGAGGATCAATTTTACGATGGTCTTCATATGAAAATTTACCAGCAAAATCATTGTATGCATTCTTTTGAAAATTATATGACCATTAGTAAGTTTAGACCGGCTAATAATGATTTAAATACAAGAATATCTTCAACGATTTCTTCTACTCAAACAACTCCAATCTCCGTAGTTTCTACTTCCGGTTTTGATACTTTTGAAGGGCTTAATGTAAGTGGGTCAAATCCTGGATATTTAATAATTGGGGAGGAAATTATTTCTTATACTGGAATTTCCGGTAATACCTTTACTGGAATAACTAGGGGTATTGATGGGACATTACCTATTTCATATCAAAACAATACTAGAGTCTATAAGTATGAATTTAATGGAATTTCCCTAAGAAGAATAAATAAAACTCACAATTTTGCAGAAGTTGATTCTGCAAATACTGGTCTATTTCCAATTGATCTTAATAGTTATTTTATAAAAATTGATACATCAGATACTGATTTCTTGAATAACACAGTTGGCACTAATCGAGAAAATAATTTATACTTTAGAAAACATTTTCAAGGAGGTACTTCTGGGACAATTATTTCTAATAATATTCAATATGAATCAATTTCTCTTGATGTAGCTAATATTATCCCCGCAAAAACAAATATTTCCACAAAGATTAGGACTTTTACGGGAACAAGTGTTGGTGGTAATGAAAAATCCTTTGTTGATAGAGGATTTGAAAATATTACATTAGACACTCAAGTTTATTTTAATGAGCCAAAATTAATTTGTTCTAGGGTTAATGAAGAGAAGTTTATATCATCTTCTCCTGGAAATAAGTCTCTGACATTTGAAATGCTTATGACCACAAGCGACTCAAGGGTATCCCCTGTCATTGATACAGTTAATGCTGCAGTCACTTTATACTCAAACCTTATTAATAACCCGAATGGAGTTGGAGAAGACTCTAATTATAGTTTAGATACTAGTGTAAGAAGTATTAATAATGATAAGCACAATTTTGTTTATTTGTCAAAACCCGTAAGATTAAAAATTCCAGCAAATGCTATTAAGGTTATCCTTAGTGCAAGCCGAAATGACCTAAATGATATCAGGGTCCTTTATCAGATCTTTAGAGATGATGAATCCAATACCGAACCATCATTTAATCTGTTCCCCGGTTATTCAAACTATCAAGTAGATGGATCGGGAATTAAGAGGGTTATTGATCTCTCCAAAAATGATGGATCTGCTGACTCTTTTGTTAAAGAAACATCTGATAGAGCATTCAAGGATTATGAGTATTCCATTGATGATCTTCCTGATTTTAGTGCTTTCGCAATAAAAATTGTGGGTGCAAGTAACAATCAGGCAACCCCTCCTTTAATTAAGGAACTAAGAGCCATTGCAACAGTCAAACCTAGGATCTAATCATGTCTTATTTAAAAGTAAAAGATAGTGATCATCTTTTAAGAGATCTCAGTTCAAATGGAATCATCAATACTGATGATGTGGAATATAAAAATTATGTAAATAATTACATAAGAAAAATAAATTCAAAAGTAAAAATGGAAGAACTTCAACAAGAAGTTGATGAAATTAAGTCTAATGTTAAAGAAATAAAGGACCTTATTTTAAAACTATTAAATAGTTAAAAACAATGGCAAAACCCTCCTCAAGGCAAGAACTAGTCGATTACTGCAAAAGAAAACTTGGCGCTCCGGTCTTAGAAATTAATGTGGCCGATGAGCAGATAGATGATTTGGTTGATGATGCTATTCAACTTTTTCAGGAAAGACATTTTGATGGTGTGGCCCAGACATTTTTAAAATATGAAATAACCCAAGAAGATATTGACCGGGCCAGAGGTAGAACCGGAGAAGGCATTTCTTCAAAAGTTGGCATTGCAAAAACATATACTTATCAAGAAAATTCTAATTATATTGAAATTCCGGATCATGTGATCGGAATTAATAAAATTTTTAAATTATTTGGTGGTAATAGTCTTGGTTATGGTATGTTCAATTTTAAGTATCAACTACTACTAAATGATCTTTATTATTGGGGTTCTACGGACATTCTAACTTATTTTACTGTAAAGCGTTATCTTGAGGATCTTGACTGGATTTTAAGTCCGGATATTATGGTGAGGTTTAATAAAAGAGACACTAAACTTTATATTGATATTGATTGGGCAACCGTTTCTCCTGGTAATATCCTTCTTATTGATTGTTATAGGGCCCTTGATCCAACAGATTCAACAAAAGTCTGGAACGATAGTTTTCTTAAACAATATCTAACGGCACTTATTAAACGGCAGTGGGGTCAGAATCTTATTAAGTTTAGGGGAGTAAAACTTCCTGGTGGCGTCGAGTTAAATGGTCGGGAAATGTATGATGATGCCCAAAAAGAAATTGATATGCTTATGGAGCGTATGAGTTCCACATATGAGATGCCGACCTTCGACCTTATCGGATAATTTATGTTAAATCCATTCTTCCTCAATGGATCCACCACAGAACAAAATCTTATAAATGACCTAGTAAAAGAGGCCATTCAAATTCATGGTGTAGATGTTTATTATCTTCCTAGAGAATACGTCACAAAAAGAACAGTAATAAGAGAAGTAATTGAGTCTAAATTTAGTAATGCCTTTCCTTTAGAGGCATATATCGATACTTATGAAGGGTATGAGGGAGCCGGGGTCCTTTTAAGTAAATTTGGTATTCAACCAAGTACTGATATTACTCTTATTATTTCAAAAGAAAGATATGAAACACATATTACTCCATTAATCAAAAATATCCCAAACATAAAACTTTCAGATAGACCGAAAGAAGGCGATCTAATTTGGTTTCCTTTAGGTGATCGTTTGTTTGAAATAAAATTTATTGAACATGAAATTCCTTTTTATCAATTACAAAAAACCTATGTTTATAATCTAAAATGTGAGTTATTTAGATATCAAGATGAGATTATTGCTACTAATATTGACTTTATTGATGATAATACTAAGGATCAGGGTTATACCGAATTTTATAATATGCTTGCAAGGGGCGAACAGGCTTCTGCAATTACAAGTCTTGAAGATTGCGGAGTAAGATATGTAACAGTAACAAAAAGAGGAGTATATTCATCTACACCAACTGTCAATTTCCCACAATCTCCGGAAGGTATAACTGCAACTGGAGTTGCAAGAATGATCTCTGGTATTGTTGATTTATGTGAACCAGATGAATCTAAATTAAGGGTTCAAGCAGTTGATATAATTAATCCCGGTTCTGGGTACTGTGGTGCGGTTATTGACTCTTTTGATAAATCTTTAATTAGATTTAAAAAATATTTAATCCACGTTAATAATAATTCAGATCCTAATAAAACACAAAACTTACTTTTAAATTTGATACACAATAATGGCGATATTATTGTCAATAATCAATATGGATTAGGCTATTCTCAAGTAAATTTGGGTAATTTTAGTGGCAGAATGGTTGATTCAAGAATAAATCTTATTTTTTCGCCATTTGATGTTTCGTCTACTTATTCAATTAATAGTTTTTCTTTTGATATTAATGATTCTGATACAACAGTTGGCAATATTTCTTTAGGGGATGTAGTAAAAATTAATTCTTCTAATGTTTCTGGTGAAGAAAATAAAACTATAATAAAAATTCCTAATACAAAATCCGCAGCAAAAGTTTTAATTGTTTATTCGGATTTAATTAACAATAAATTTTATTCCGAAGAAATAAATTATATACAAGATGGGGTTGATATATTATATAATACATATGGAAGTTTAGATATAAATAAACCATCTGGAATAGGGACTTATGCATTAACATATGATGGTCCTGATATTAATATTGAATTTTATCCAGACGAGAATACTGAATTTAATATAAATGTTCTTTCTATTGAAATATCAGATTTATCTGCCACCTCGACAGGCACTTTGATTTTAAGTGGTAGTAGAATAGAATCTACTTATGTTGGAGTTAATTCCTCTGGCTCACCCCAAAAAACTCTAATTTATTCATATAATAATAATTTTAATTCTGGTTTACATCAAATATTAATTGAAACTGAAAGTAATAATAATATAAATTATTCAGAGGTTTTAACCCTATTAAATAGTTCAAATAAATCTGTAAATTCAGTAGAATTTGGCAAGTTAAATCTTCGTGGTGAAATTGGCATAATAGAAACTGAGTATTTACCTTCAACTAATACATTAGAAATGTATTTTACCCCATATCAAGATATAGATTATCAGGTAAGAATATGTAGTATTTTGACTTCAACCAATAAAAGGTCAGAAATTTTATCAATATGAGTAATATTTCATTTTCATCTAATTATGCGGAATATAATGATTATTCTAAGTTCTCTATTTCTTTTACTGGAGGAGATGGTTCTGGGGCAGAAGCTTTTCCTACAATAGGTGAAGGAATTATTGGAATAATAACAGTAACTAATGGTGGTTCTGGTTATTTATCGCCCCCAGAAATTTCTTTTGTTGGAGTTGCAGAATCATCAGCAAAAGCAGTATCTGTTATTTCTAATGGTTCGGTTTCTCAAATAAGAATTTTAGATGCTGGTTCTGGATATACAGAAGTTCCTCAAATAGTTATAGGTGCTCCTTATGTTTCTGGATTTGGTACATATATTTTTAATGAAGAGGTTGTAGGTAGTGCCTCTAGTATGACTGCCAGAGTAAAAGACTGGAACACACAGACGCTAATACTACAGCTATCTAATATCTCTGGACCATTTATTCCAGGTGAATTAATTATTGGTCAGCAATCTGGGGCTAGTTATCAGATTATTTCTGGAAATCGATTAACAACAATTGACGAGAAAATTGAAGACAGTATTGTTACTAATGGGTTTACTCAAAATGATGATATTCAGATAGCTGCCAATGAAATACTTGACTTTAGTGAAAGAAACCCATTTGGAGTACCATAATGTTTGAACATTTTTATTACGAGGCAATTAGAAAAACTGTTATTGCCTTTGGAACACTTTTTAACAACATTTATATTAAACATAAAAATGATGAAGGAAACGTTGTATCAACCCAAAAGGTTCCTTTTGCCTATGGTCCTACTCAAAAATTCTTAGCCAGACTAGAACAATCACCTGATTTGAATAAACCAATTCAAATCACGACTCCTAGAATGTCCATGGAGATTATTGGACTTTCTTATGACTCTTCAAGAAAAGGCGGGACTATGAGAGCCTTTACTGCCACTGATGACAACAATAAACCAAGGAAGTCATACTTACCTGTTCCGTACAACATTAATTTTGAACTGAGTATTTTTACTAAGTTAGAGGATGATATGTTCCAAATAGTGGAACAAATTCTTCCTTATTTCCAGCCACATTATACAATAACTATAACTCTTATTGAAGAAATTAATGAAAAAAGAGACATAAAATTTACTCTGGATAATGTTTCATTAAGCGATAATTATGAAGGAAATTTTGAACAAAGAAGAGCACTTATTTGGACATTAAAGTTTACGGCAAAAACTTATATGTTCTTACCAATTTCTGGGGCTTCTATTGAAAATAGTATTATCAACAAGGTCACTCTTGGGTTTGCGGCCGGGGAAAATTCAAATACCATAAACAACGATATTGACATCACTGTTACTCCAAAAGCGGCCAAAAATTATACTGGCACTGTTGTAACAACTGTTAAACAAGATGCTAAGGCCGATGAAAAATTAATCTATGTCAATGACGCATCTAGTTTGTCACCTCAAAGCCTAATCCAAATTAATAACGAGACTCTTTATATTGAAACAGTAAATACTGATTCAATCAAGGTAATTAGAGGGATTTATGAAACTCAGGCCCAGTTACATGTTTCTGGTTCTGATGTATTAAATATAACTACAGTGGATAATAATTTAATTCCACCAAATGATTTATTTGGTTTCATAAGTACATTTACATAATACCATGACTAAAAAATTTAAAGAATTAAATGATGCCTTTGATATTGAGGTTAAAAGTGAGGTCATATCCACGGCAATAGAACCCAAAAAAGAAGAGCAAGCCAAAAAAACTGACATCAAACAAGATTATGAGTACTCAAGGGCTACTTTGACATCTTTAGTTGATAAGGGCCAAGAGGCAATTGAGGGTATTTTAGAATTGGCCAGAGAAACAGATTCACCTAGGGCCTATGAGGTGGTTGGTCAACTTATTAAAACAGTGACTGATTCTGCCGAAAAGTTGATGGATATTCAGAAGAAACTTAAAGACCTAGAACAAGAAAAAACGGCCAATACTGTTACGAATAATGCCTTGTTTGTTGGGACCACTAATGAAGTTTTGACTTTATTAAAAAATGAATTGAAATTAAAACCTAATAAAACTATAAATAATAAGAATACAGAAGATGAAAAATGAAGAAACTTTCAGAAGACCATAAAGAAATCGCCTCTGGTCAAAAAATGGACGATGAGGGTTACATGGCGAAAGTAGAGATGCAAAAAATTGTTCAGTCTCTCAATACATTGAAAAAAGTTATTAAAACTTCTGATCAGCAAATTCCGGCCTGGGTACAAAGTAAAATTACAAAGGCGAGTGATTATCTGGATATCGCAGCCGATTATCTTTCTTCTGATGTTGAGATGGATGAAGAGTTGGATATGAAAGCCTTTGAAGCAAATTTAAAAAGAGTCGGAAAAGAGGTTCGGGATACCCTTAAGAAAAGGGAAGAACGGTTAGAAAAAGAAAAATCTTCAAATAAACCACCTCAAAAACCTAAAAGTCCAGAACTTCCAAGTTTTGTAAAGAAAGAGGAAGTTTCTTTGGTTGATAAAATCCTGGCCGAAATGATGGATGAAAAGCCAGGATGTGATACAAAAAAGCCAAAAAAGCTAAGTGCAATTGCAAAAAAACATAAAGTCTCCATTGAATCACTTGAAAAGCAATTGCAAAAAGGCATTAAAATTGAAATGGAACACACCAGCGACAAAGGTGAGGCTGAAACTATTGCTCTTCATCACCTAGACGAAATTCCCGATTATTATTCTAGGCTTCATAAGATGGAAAAGGGTGCCGAGATAAATGAAGAATCAAAATCAGGAGATTCTAATTTAAGAGATTGGTTTAAAAAATCTAGTGGAAAAGACCCTAAAACGGGTAAAGAAGTTCCTGGGTGGGTTCAGATTGGTGGTCCTTATGCTGGGGCTCCTTGTGCTAGACAGCCTGGACAAAAATCTACCCCAAAATGTGGTAGTTCTAAGATGGCAGCAAATTTATCAGATAAGGAAGAAGAAAAAGCATTTAATATAAAAAATAGGAAGGATCCAAATCAACCAGAAAAGACGGGTTCGGCAAAACCAACTTATGTAAAAACTGAACTCGAAGAAAAAGAAGGAAAAAAAGATGCCTGTTATCATAAAGTAAAATCTAGGTATCGAGTATGGCCAAGTGCCTACGGCTCTGGTGCATTGGTTAAATGCCGTAAAGTTGGTGCTGATAATTGGGGTAAAACAGTAGACGAGGCAACAACCCGCCTTCCAATGCAGAATGGCCAGCTTCTTAGGGTTCTTATCAATTGGAGAGGCAAGCATCTTTCGGTTCAGATGTTCTTCCCTCAATTAGGAACTCCTAAAAGAGACGAAATTACTTATGCAGTGAATAAGGTTTATCCAGAGGCCAGAGTAATTAGTTATGTACCTTGTGAAATGGATTCAAGCATTCCTATTGTTCAGATGAGAGAGGAGTCTGAAATTAATGAAGACTGGCAAAAAGTTAATAAAAAGGACAGAACTGATGGGATGAGTCAAAAGGCGGTAGATGCTTATAGAAGGGAAAATCCAGGTTCAGAATTAAAAACGGCAGTAACAGAAAAAAATCCATCAGGGAAAAGAAAACAAAGAAGAATTGATTACTGTACAAGATCAAAGGGTCAACAAGATATGCATAATATTGATTGCTCTAAGACCCCAGATAAACCAATTTGTAAAGCAAGGCGTCGTTGGAAGTGTTGATATTTAAATAGTTATTATGTCTAAATAATAATAAGTCTGTTCAGATGGCACTCTCTACAGACAGAAAAGGCGCTTCTTTATGAGGCGCCTTTTCTTTTATGGAGAATTATTAATCTAAATAATAATGCCATCTGAATAGAATAGTAAAAGTAATTATTATGTCTGATACAAATCATTACATGGGAAATCCGTTATTGAAACGGGCAAATATTCCCAGTGAATTTACACAAGAGCAATTAGTAGAATTAGCAAAATGTGCGGCTGATCCCGTGTATTTTGCTAAAAATTATATTAAAATTGTTAACATCGATGATGGCCTTGTATCATTTGATATGTGGCCTTTTCAAGAAAAGATGCTTACTACTTTTCATGAAAATAGATTTAGTATTTGTAAACTTCCCCGTCAGCCGCTAGAAGATAATACCCCAATCCCGACTCCTAGTGGTTATAAAAAAATTAAAGATCTAAAAATAAATGACATTGTTTATGATTTATATGGAAAGAAAACAAAAGTCATAAACAAAGTAAGTTATAAAAATACCGAAAAATGTTATAAACTTTCTTTTAAAGGAAAAATATTTGAAGAAAAAATTTTTTGTGATAAGGATCACTTCTGGAGAGTATATTTTGACAATACTTGCCAAGTATTGACTACAGAGCAAATTTATAATTTAAAAAAAGAAATTTTCTTAAAAAGACAATCGTTTAATACATTAGTTGATAATTGGGGCGAAGTAATAAAATTAGTATCAATAGAAGAAATTGAGCCCGTAAATGTTTCGTGTGTTGAAATAGAAAATAAGGACCATTCTTTTTTATGTGGTAAGAATTTTATACCCACGATGAACTGCGGAAAAAGCACCACGGCGGTATCATTCCTTCTACACTACGCAATTTTCAATGATAATGTCTCTATTGCTATTCTTGCAAACAAGGCATCAACAGCAAAAGATCTACTAGGAAGACTACAAGTATCTTTTGAAAACCTTCCTAACTGGATGCAACAAGGTATTAAATCATGGAATAAAACGTCATTAGAACTTGAAAATGGATCAAAAATTATAACCGCATCAACTTCAGCATCTTCTGTTCGGGGGGGTTCTTATAATGTTATCTTCTTGGACGAATTTGCGTTCGTACCAAATAATGTGGCATTGAATTTTATGAATTCGGTTTATCCCACTATTTCTTCTGGTAAAGACTCAAAAGTTATAGTTGTATCAACCCCAAATTCGCTTAATCATTTCTATAAAATGTGGGATGATGCTATAAAAAAAGAAAATGATTATGTTCCACTAGAAATTAACTGGAATGACGTTCCTGGAAGAGACGAAGAATGGAGAAAGAAAACTATTGCAAACCTAGGCTCTGAGAAAGCCTTCGACCAGGAATTCAACTGTTCTTTCCTCGGATCATCAGACACTTTAATTTCTGGAGCAAAACTCCAAACAATGGTACATAATAAACCAATAAAATCTAAAAAATTTCTTGATACTTATGAAGAGCCAATAGAAGAACATCAATACATGATAACCGTTGACGTTGCAAGAGGCGTTGATCTTGACTATTCGGCATTTACTGTTATTGACATAACCAAAATGCCTTATAAAATGGTAGCAAAATACCGGGACAACACAATCAAACCGATTATGTTCCCCTATATTGTCAAAGATGTTGGGCTCCATTATAATAAGGCCTTTGTTTTATGTGAGACAAATGACGTTGGAGATCAGGTTGCCAATGCCCTTCATTATGACCTCCAATACCCCAATCTACTTACCTGTTTTATTAAAGGAAGACAGGGGCAAGTTTTAGGTCAGGGTTTTGGTGGAAATCGAGTTGAGTATGGCGTTAAGATGTCTAAAAACGTCAAAAAACTAGGCTCGATCAACCTAAAAATGTTAATCGAAGAAGATAAACTATTAATCAATGATTACGACACGATTAATGAATTATCGACATTTATTCAAAAATCTAATTCTTTTATGGCCGAGGAAGGCAAAAATGATGACCTTGTTGCTTGTTTGATCCTATTTGCCTGGGCCTCAACAAACGAGTACTTCAAAGAAATCACCGATGATGATATTAGAAAAAGACTATTCCAAGAAAAACAGGCCAATGAAGAGAACGATATGCTCCCAATTGGGTTCTTAGAAAACGGTCTACAAGAAGAAACATTTGTAGAAGAAGATAAACTTTGGCATGTTGTTTCTAATGAAGAACTAGCCACCCTTTGGAATTTCTATTAAACATTATTTTTTTCTAAATAATTAATAGCAAATATATTAAAGGGAGTACACATGGCTACACCTCAATTATCTCCTGGGGTTCTAATTAGGGAAGTTGATCTTACAGTTGGAAGAGTCGAAAACGTTTTAGATAATATTGGCGCAATTGCTGGTCCTTTCCCAATTGGACCTGTCGAAGAAGCAGTAGATATTACAACCGAACAAGATCTAATCAACGTCTTTGGCAAACCCCAGTCCACTGATTCTCAGTATGAGTACTGGATGAGTGCTTCCTCATTCCTCACTTATGGTGGTGTTCTAAAGGTCGTAAGAACCAGTGGCTCAAATTTATTAAACGCAACCGCTGTAAGAAATGCTGCCGGCGTTTCAACTGCTGGTATTGGTGTCACCATCAAAAACTTCGATGATTATGAGCTAAACCACGACGATGATTCTAAGGACTATGTATTTGCGGCCAAGACTCCTGGTACTTGGGCAAATAATCTAAAAGTTGCCATTATTGATGACAAGGCCGACCAAATCCTAGGTGTAACTACTTCTGTTGCGACTGCGGCAGTAGTTGGTCAAGGTGTTACTGCTGCAATTGTAAACCAGACTATTCCTGGTATTGGAATTACTTCTGTTTTTGATGGATATATAAAAGGCATCATCACTGGTGTTGGCACTTCTACTCTTGATGTAAAAATTGTTTCTCTTGTTGCTGCTGGCTCTACCGTAGATATTCCAGTAAATTATCAGCAACTAAATCAAGGTGGTTCTTTCCTTGTAGGGAACACTGTAACTGTAACTAATTCTACTGGTGTAGCAGTTACTTCTCATACCCTTACTGAAGTAAGTGATTGGTATGATAATCAGTTTATCGAACTAACTAATTCGAGAATTCTTTGGAGTTCAATTGCTCCTAAACCAGTTTCTACTCAATATGCACTAGATCGCAATGCAAAAAATGATGCGATCCACGTTGCTATTATTGATGATACTGGCAGTCTAACCGGAATTGCTGGCAATCTTCTTGAAAAACATCTATTCCTTTCAAAGGCTGAAGATTCTATTTCGGCGGTTAATCCGGCCCAGAGAAACTGGTGGAAAACATATATCGCCCAATTCTCTAATTATGTTTATGTTGGCGATAACCCCTCAGACAACACTAATCCTAACGAAAATGTCTATCAGACTGGATTCTCTTCTGGATTTGTTACTCTTTCAACTACACAAGGACAATGGAATCTTCCAGTCCAAGGAAAGACCTTTTCCGCAATTGGTAATGTAACTTATAACCTTTCTGGTGGTAAAAATTATACCCCCACTGATGGCTATACCACGACTCTTGGCGATCTAGTCAATGCCTACAGACTATTTTCTAACCGCAATGAAATCGATGTTGATTATCTGATTATGGGTCCAAGCCTAGGTGATAAATTTGAATCCCAGGCAAAAGCCCAGGAACTTATTTCTATTGCAAACCAAAGAAAAGATTGTATTGCTGTTATTTCTCCTCATAGGGGTGACGTAGTAGACATTACTAATTCTGATACTCAAACCGATAATATCATTCAGTTCTTTGCTCCACTGACTTCTTCTTCTTATACTGTCTTTGATGATAATTATAAGTACACTTATGATCGTTTCAACAACAAGTTCCGTTACGTTGCTTGTAATGCAGATACTGCCGGTCTAATGGTAAGGACAAATATTGTTTCTTTCCCATGGTTCTCTCCTGCTGGTCAGCAAAGAGGTGTTCTTAATAATGCTATTAAACTTGCATATAATGCAAGCAAGGCCCAGCGAGATCAACTCTACCCCCAGCGCATTAATTCTTATATAAATCAGCCTGGCGCTGGCGTTCTTCTCTTCGGAGATAAGACGGCTCTTGGCTATGCTTCTGCCTTTGATAGAATTAACGTTCGTAGACTATTCCTGACTATTGAACAGGCCATTGAAAGCAGTGCAACTGCCCAGCTCTTTGAACTCAACGATGATATCACTCGTTCTAACTTTATTAATACTATAGAACCCTATCTCCGTGATGTTCAGGCCAAGCGAGGTATTATTGACTTCAGGATTATTTGTGATGAAACAAATAACACCCCGGATGTAATTGATAACAATGAGTTCAGGGCCGATATTTTCATCAAACCTGCCAAGTCTATTAATTATGTCACTCTCACCTTTGTTGCCACTAGAACTAGTGCAAGTTTTGAAGAAGTAACTGGTAGAGTTTAATTATTTAAAGCAAACTAAGGAGGACTTAAAAAATGACACTTCGCACTATTTCACAATTCAAAAGCAAACTACAAGGTGGTGGAGCACGGCCCAATCTATTTGAGGTTTCTATTCCATCATTCCCCCCTGCGCTTCAAAGTGCCTGGACCAATTCAGTATCAGAAAAGTTTAATTTTATGTGTGAGGCAACTTCAATGCCTGCCTCAACAGTAAACCCTATTGATATTCCTTTTAGAGGAAGAATTCTTAAGGTAGCTGGTGATCGTACTATTGATATTTGGTCTGTTACTGTAATTAATGATGAAGACTTTGACATTCGCTCGGCGTTTGAAAAGTGGGCAAACCTCATTAGTAAATTAGATAATGCTTCTGGTGCTACTGATCCAAATGCCTACATGGTAAATGCTTTTGTCAAGCAATTGGGCAGAGGAGCCCAACAATATGCCACAACAAATAATAGTGGAAATACGTCTGCAGTCTTAAGAACCTATAAATTATATGATATTTGGCCTTCTTCTGTTGGTGCAATTGATCTTTCTTATGCTGATAACAATACCATTGAAAGATTTACTGTAGACTTTCAGATGCAATGGTTTGAAGTTGGAGATACTTCTTCTGGTGGGGCCTCTAATGCCAATCTAAGTGGTGACGTGATTCAATAAATAGAATATCCCTAACTCTTAATTATGGCAAAACTTTTTGGATTTTCTATTAATGATACAACAAAACTAAGTCAAACAGCAGTCTCCCCCATTCCTCAAAATGATGAGGATGGGGTTGACTATTATCTGACATCTGGTTTTTTTGGATCTTATGTTGATATTGAAGGTGTATATAGAACCGAATATGATCTAATTCGCCGGTATCGTGAAATGTCACTTCATCCAGAAGTAGATTCGGCCATTGAAGATATTGTAAATGAGGCAATTGTATCCGACTCTAATGATAGTCCGGTTCAAATAGAACTATCAAACCTAAATGCAAGTGATGGAATAAAGCAAAAAATAAGAGACGAGTTTAAATATATTTTACAACTCTTAGATTTTGATAAAAAATGCCACGAAATTTACAGAAATTGGTACGTTGATGGTAGACTTTATTACCATAAAATAATTGACTTTAAAAAACCAGAACTCGGAATCCAAGAACTGAGATATATCGATAGCCTCAAAATGAGGTATGTAAGACAGGCAAAGAAACCTGAAAAGGACATAAATAGATTAAATCGCATGGGAGAAGAACCCGATCCAATGCGTCAATCTTTCCCTGAGATTGAAGAATATTTTGTATATAATTCAAAACCTAATTATCCATTAACAAATACTTCTATTAGTGCAACCTCTTCTGAAAACGCCAAGAATGATGGGGCGATCAAATTTGCAAAAGATAGTATTGTTTATTGTACTTCAGGTCTAGTTGATAGAAATAAAAACACTACACTTTCTTACCTCAATAAAGCAATCAAATCACTCAACCAATTAAGAATGATTGAGGATAGTATTGTCATTTATAGGATGGTGAGAGGAACCGAAAGAAGAATTTTCTACATTGACGTGGGTAATATGCCTAAGGTCAAGGCCGAGCAATATCTCAAAGAAACAATGATGAGATATAGAAACAAACTAAATTACAATATTGAAACCGGCGAAGTCCAGAATGACCGGAGATTTCAGAGTCTGATGGATGATTATTGGCTTCCTAGGAGAGAAGGTGGAAGAGGAACCGAAGTAACCACTCTTCCAGGTTCTAATAACCTAGGAGAACTAACCGATCTTAATTACTTCCAAAGGAAACTTTATAAGTCCCTAAATGTTCCGTCTTCTAGAATTGACGGGGAAAGCGGGTTTAATCTTGGCAGGTCTTCTGAGATCCTAAGGGATGAGGTTAAATTTTCTAAGTTCGTTGGAAGACTAAGAAAAAGATTTTCTAAACTTTTTGTTGATCTTCTCCGGACTCAGCTGATTCTAAAAAATATCATAACCCCAGAAGACTGGGAAGCAATGTCTGAGCACATTCAATTTGATTATCTTTATGACAATCACTTTGCCGAACTTAAAGAATCGGAACTCTTAACGGAAAGACTGAATATGGTCTCAATGGCCGAACCTTATGTTGGTCGATATTTCTCTCAAGATTACCTAAGACGCAAGGTTCTAAGGCAAACCGACGAAGAAATTGTCGAGCAAGATATTCTTATTAAAAAAGAAATTGAAGAAGGAATAATTCCTGATCCATCAATTCCAGTAGATCCAGAAACTGGTCAACCACTTGCAGAACCTCCTGGTGATGCTATTGAAGGTGAAATGGGCAAGGTCCCAACAGAACCTGGAGTTAATACAAAGGCAATGGAGATGCCAAAAGGTGGCGAGATCTAAATAGTATGAGTTTATAATTTTAAACAACATGGAAGACCTAATTAATGCTATTATTGCCGATGAATCTCCTTCACAGATCAGTGATGAAATCAAAAATATTCTGTCAATCAAGGCAGTAGAAAAAATTGACAATTATCGTCCAGAAGTGGCGATGAGTATGTTTAATAGCAATGAGTGATCTTTCTGATTTTTTTAAGTTAGTATCAGAAGAAAAAAAGAAAACCAAAAAAGAGCTGGATGATTTAATCTCTGGTTCTTTTGAGGAGTCATTTATTGCACCATTAACCGAAAAAGTAACCCCGAAACCAAAAAAAGTTACGCCTAGACCAAAGAAAAAAGAATCCTTTGGTGAACCGACTCTTATTCAAAAGTCATTAGGACTATTGGCCGAACCAATAAAAACAAATAATTCGGATCCTTTAACTCCTTTAAACCAAAATTTTGCTACTTTAGAGGATCTTCAAAAGCATTATAAGATCTTTATTGATCGGGTTCAACAGCAACTTTCTACTTTAGGAGGAGGTGGTGAAACCAATCTGACGTTTATGGATGTTCCTATAACATCCGTAACATCGAATTCATATTCAATAAGGCCACAAGATTATTATATTGGCGTCAATTATGCGGGTGCAGTTACAATAAATCTTCCACAGGCTGAAAGAGAAGGGAAAATATTTATTGTAAAAGACGAATTAGGTGAGGCCTCAAGAGGATCTAATCGATATATCACAATTTTACCATCTGGTTCTGATCTAATTGACGGTAGAGATCGGGCAATTCTTGCATTTGATTATGGTAGTCTAACATTTATTTGGAAAGGTAATTCCTGGAGAGTAGTCTAATGTCACATTTATATGAACCGTTTAAACCACAAGATGATGCATTTGGAAGACTGAGGGTTTCAGAACCTTTTACCCTAGGGGATTATAAGCATTTATACTCAATTGACCCGGATTTTATTGATGTAAAAGTCGGAACTGGAGCAACAGTTACTTTTAATCAAAACCAGGCAGCGGCCATTTTAAACTCTGGTATTAGTACAAACGGGCTTTGTATTCACCAATCGAAAAGATATCACCATTACATGCCAGGTAAATCACAGTTAATTTTTAGTTCATTTGTCTTTGGTGAGCCACAACAAAATGTTATCAAGAGAACTGGTTATTTTGATGACCTAAATGGAATCTTTTTTGAACAAGATCAAAGTGGTGTCCTGAATTTTGTAATCCGATCTTTTATATCAGGTATTGCATCAGACAGAAAAGTATCACGATCCGAATGGAATAAAGATAAATTAGACGGAAACGGTCCTTCTGGGTATACATTAGATGTCACTAAATCCCAACTATTTTTTACTGATTTTGAATGGCTTGGTGTAGGAAGGGTTCGCTGTGGATTTAGTATTGATGGGAAAAATATAGTTGCCCATGAGTTTTATAACTCAAACAATCTCAATACTGTTTATATGTCCAACCCCAACCTCCCTGTTAGATGTGAGGTCAGAAACACCGGTACTCAAGTTGGGGCTGGTGGATCATTTTTACAAATTTGCTCATCCGTAATGAGTGAAGGTGGTTATACCGAAGCAGGTAGGGAATTTTCTCATGTGTCACCACTTAGGACTGTAGGAGTTGGTTCTACTGTACCGGTTATTGCGATCCGTCTTAAAAATTCTTTTAAAGGATACCCAAACAGAGCAACAGTAAAATTAGAAGATATTTCTATTATTAGTGTTGGAGATAATGTGAAGTATGAGGTTGTAAAAATAAGGGGATTTGCTGGATTTTCTACAATTGGAACCTGGGTCTCTGAAAGCGACGAATCTGTTGTTGAATATAACGAGACTGCAACCGGGATAAGTACTGCAATTTTTGAAGATTTTATGGGAGGATTTGCTTCTGGTGATAGTCAGAATATAATCAAGCCATCGTCTGGTGGCTCACAATCACAGTTTGGTCCTACATCAAAGAAAAACTTTTTATCACAGAATTATGATTCAACTGATTCAGAAATTTTTTCGGTAAGAGTTTCAAATCTTGGAACCAATTCTACTAATGTCGGGGTTGCCATAAGATGGCGTGAAATCTACTAAAAATAATAAATATATGATCAAAAATTTTACTAAATACATAATATAAAGCTGTTAGTCAAATGCTTCTTGATAAAAAATCATCTGTTAAATTAACAACTAATCAACTTGTTCCGGCTGTCGCCATCGTAAATAGTGATGGAGAACAAGTATCTAGTTTTAGTGGAAGTGGGGGTGGTATCGGAACTAGTATTGTTACAGTTTCAAATACTAACTCAAATCCTGTCCCCATTAATGACGCAGCAAGTTCACTTACAGTTGACGGTAAGGCGTATAGAGTTGCCGTTGCCATTACTCGACCTTCAAATACAACTCAATACACTGCTGGCGATGTAATTGGAGTAGCAGATAGTGGTACTCCGGCTAATGCTGGTAGTGCGATTATTAATTTGTCTGGGATTGGTCCAAGTGGTGGTTATGTTTTAATTCAAAGTGTCAGAATGTTGATTGGTATCACAAGTGTAACAAGTGGGATATCTGGATTTAGATTGCATTTATACACTTCTTCGCCTGCAGCGGCTCTTGATAATGCTGCCTTTGATCTAACAAGTGTAGATGTCGATAAATATGCGGGATATATTGATCTACCAACCCCTCAGGATTTAGGTTCAATTATATATACTCAAACAGACTATCCAGGAACATTGATTAAGTTGGGAACTGGTAGCACTAGTTTATTTGCTGAATTAGAAACTAGAGGAACATTTATTCCTGCTAGCGGGACCGTATTTAATTTGCGAGTAATGACGCTGGAGGCGGGTCTCTGATGAGGGGATCTGCGGCACTGCGAGCTTCTGTAGCGCCTGGTGGTCTACTGGCTGGCCCGTGGGTGCGCAATGAGCTTTGGCGTCGTGCCCTTGCAGTGCCGAGTTTAGACCTTCGGTTTGCCGAGAGCCGGAGCCTGATCGATGCGGTAAGCGGCCAGCAGCTAATCACTTTTACCCGGGCCAGTGACGGGACGTTTATAGGTAGCAACGGGTTAATACAGACGGCGGGCACCAACGTGCCGAGGTTTGACCATAACCCGCTGACGGGCGAGAGCCTGGGGCTGCTGGTGGAGGAGCAAAGGACAAACAGCATCCGCAACAACACGATGGCGGGTGCGGTAGCCGGGACGCCGGGGACGCTGCCGACTAACTGGACTGATGTAGGACTTTTATCTGGATTATCGAGACAGGTTGTAGAAATTGGAACGCTTAACGGCGTAAGCTATATTGACCTTCGCTTTTATGGTACAACTAATTCAACTTTTTTCGCAATTGCGCTTGAGGGTAACTCCAATATCAGTGCTGCAACTGGACAGCAGTGGTCAGAGTCAGCTTGGATTTCTATTGTTAATGGTACTACTAATAACATTTCAAGTTTCGCATTTAATATTGTTGAGAGAACTTCTGGAGGGGGACTCGTTTTCCAGCAAACCGGAGGAAACTTACTAGGACTCGTTAATAACTCATTGCTTAGATACTCTTCCACATTTACCTTGAGTGGTGGTGCAACAACTGCATTCGTAGTTCCACGTATAATTTTTGGATGCTCAACTGGCTCCGTCATCGACATAACCCTCCGCATTGGTCTGCCCCAGCTAGAGCTGGGCGCGTTTGCCACCAGCGTGATCCCGACATCTGGTACATCCGTCACCCGCAGTGCTGACGTGGCGAGTATCACGGGGAGTGCGTTTAGCTCGTGGTATCGGCAGGATGAGGGGACGATCTTTATAGAAGGAATTATGGCGCCAGTTGTTTCTAGATTTCCTACAGAATGGGCGCTACATGATGGCACCGCATTAAATTCAATACAAGCTTACAATTTTACAAATGCATACGCAGCAACAGTCCGTAAAACTGGTGAAGCCAACACTGACCCAACACTAAGTGCAACGGTTGCCAGTGGAATTCTATACAGAAAAGCTGTTGCAATAATAGCAGCCAATTATCGTATTGCGGCAAACGGAACTGAAGGTGCGTCTGTTAATCCTGCATTCATCCCGTCTGTAGACAGGATCACTCTTGGCAGCAATCCAACGGGTGGCGGGAATTTGAACGCACCAATCCGCCGCCTGTCGTACTGGCCCCGCAGGCTCGACAACACCACGCTTCAGGCCCTGACCCAGTAGCCATGTTTTGTTTTCGCTTTCCCGACCGCGAGACCTTCCGCAGCCTGGCTGAGGCTGAAGGGCTGATTACGTTGACCGGCGAGCTGATCACCGCCAGCCACACGCACGCCATCGATGAGGTGGGCACGATCTACGAAGACGGCAGCTACGACCCAGAAACCGGCGAAGTCCTAACACCTCCTGTCGCGCTCGACGGTTGGCACGTAAACGCCATGGGCATTGCCCCTGAGGCGTGGGATCCCTATCTCTGCATCGTGAATCATCCGGCGCGGGTATTCGCTGGTGGTTCCACCCAGGCACCCGCCACTGATGTTCTGGAGGAGATCGTAAAATGAACCCCTATCTCCGCGCTGCTCAAAAATCCCCCGAATTCCGTAAGCGAGCCCAAGAAGTTCTAGACAAACGCCTAGAACATAATGAAAACCAAAGCCCCTTTGGATGAAGTTTCCTCCCTGGTCCCAGATAATTTGGTTTTAAAAGACCCTGGACTAACACAAAATTAAAAATTTTCGGTAGTTTATTACTTAATCTAAAAAGTTTTTAATGCTGGCTTTTCCTGAAACATAAATAAATATATCACTTAGTTATTATTATGGCCGCATTTAAAATAGTACAAAATATCGATTCACTTGTTCTTCCATTAAGTGGGGTGAGTACAAGTCAACCTATTGCCCTAAAAAGCGGTTATTTGAGGATTAGATCAGAATCTGATTGTTATCTTGAAATAGGATATAATCCAGTCGGGGTTAATACTAATTCTAGTTTATGGATTGATCGATCTGAAACTTTAGTAATAAAGGAACCTATTGCCTCGCAAAGAGTAGTAGGAGTATTAACAGGAACAACAACCTTAATTGATTTTCCACAAGGAACCGGATCTCCAGTTGAGGTTAATGATTATGTAAATCTTTCTGGTATTCAACCAACCGGAATAAACACTAGTTTTGCAAGAGTTTCTCAGATTTATACGTCTTCTAATGTTGGTGGATATTATTCTACTCGTATAGCATTAGACTGGAATACATCAAATATAAGTGGAATTGTCACTGTAACCAATAGTGCTGAAATACGAAAAGCAATTAAAGTTTCGGCTCTTGATGGCGGTTTTGGTCCAAATAAAGTTCACATCACAGAAATTCAAATAACATCAGAGGCATAAAAATGAAACTAATCATCGAAGAAGCCGAATCAGTAAAATATATTACTGAAGAAGTCAATGGTAAAAAGGCCCTTTTTATTGAGGGTAATTTTCTCATGGGCAATAACCCCAATAGAAACAACAGGGTTTATCCAATGGAAATCCTAAGAGAAGCCGTAAAAACTTATACAAACAATTTTATTGATTCTAAAAGATCTCTTGGTGAACTGAATCACAATTCAGTTCCAGGTGTTGATCTAACAAAAGTATCTCATATGATTACTTCTCTTAAAGAGAATGGTAATTATTTTTATGGTAAGGCCAGAATTCTTAATACCCCAATGGGTAAAATTGCCCAGGGTCTTATTGATGAAGGTGTTGTTCTTGGCGTTAGTTCACGGGCTCTTGGTAGTGTAAAACCAACTAATGAAGGATATTCCGTGGTCGGTCCTGATCTTGTTATTAATTGTGTTGATATTGTTCACGATCCTTCTGTTGGTGCTGCTGCTTTTGTTAATGGCATTTATGAAGGTAAAGAGTGGATTTATGATTCTGCCAAGCAAGAATACGTTGCAATGAATATTAAAAACAAGATTGAACGTGACGTAGTGAGTAGAAAATTATCCGAAGAGCGGATGATTATGCATTTTGAGAATTACTTAAACATGCTCTGATACTAAATAAATGTATAAAGTATCTACTTTTATAAATAACAATAGAGTAATAACAACTGTTAAGGAGACTTTTTAAATGGCTCGCAAGCAACAACTAGATGAAATGGAAGCAAAGAACTCTCAGTCAAAGACTAAGGTTAATGCAAGTGCCAAACCTGGCGATCCAATGCCAAAGCTAACCACTGGTATTCCTGATGGTCAGACTGGTGGTTGGGAAGATCTTGGAGGACCTACCCCAGAAAATGCCAAGCCCGATGATGATAGCGCAAAGCTAAAAGATCCGGCCGCCAATATCCAACGGGTCGCCAATATCATCCGTGGCCGTAAAGGTTCACAAGAAGGCGATCAGACCATGTCTAAAATGCATCTTCCCGAAGAGGATGAGCAAGACGAAGACGATCTAGTAGTCGAAGAATCTTCTTGCGAAGACGAAGAAGATGATGAAGACGAGGATGACGAAAAGGAAGAAAAGGGCCACAAAAAACAAAAGAAAATGGATGAAGAAATCGACCTAGAAGACGAAGAAGATTTCGACATCCAAGAAGATGTTGAGGCTCTTGTCGGTGGCGAAGATCTTTCTGAAGAGTTCAAAGAAAAGGCCAAGACCATCTTTGAGGCCGCTCTTCGATCTAAAGTCTCCGAAATTAAAGAATCTCTTGAAGAGCAGTATAACGCGGCTCTCCAAGAAGAAGTTCAGGCCATTGCCGAAGAACTTCAAGAACGTGCTGATTCCTACCTTGAATATGTTGCAGAAGAGTGGATGCATGAGAATCAGCTCGCTATCACTCGCGGTATTAAGGAAGAACTCACTGAGAGCTTCCTTGTAAATCTCAAGGGACTTTTTGAACAACATTATGTATCCATGCCAGATGAAAAATACGATGTCCTTGAGAATATGGTGAAAAAACTAGATGAAATGGAAAATAAACTCAACGAGCAAATTGACAAAAATATCCAACTAAACAAGCGTCTCTGTGAGGCGGTTGCCGAAGGTATTTTTGACGATGTAGCTGATGGCCTAGCCGCCACTCAGAAAGAAAAGCTCGCCTCACTTGCCGAAAGTGTTGAGTTTGAAAGTGAAAATTCATATCGTGAAAAACTAGAGACCCTACGGGAATCATATTTCCCGGTAACTTATGTCTCTTCAATTGCACAGCCTGAAGTGCTCACTGAAGACACTGAATACGTTGCGAATGAGTCCTACTCAAACTCAATGAATCAGTATCTCAAGGCAGCTTCACTGCTTGCTAATAATTGATTTCAATATTAAATCAAACCCAAACTTTAAACTCTAAAAGGTAACGCAAATGTCCGAACTAAACGAACAACATCTGCTAGAAAAGTGGGCGCCTCTTCTGAACTTTGATGGCCTTGAGCCCATCAAGGATTCTCATCGTCGGAAGGTAACCGCTATTCTACTAGAGAACCAAGAAAAAGAACTCCGTGAGACCAATGCTTTTAATAATGGTCTCCTTATGGAAACTACCCTAGGTAACGCCCCTGGCGCTTCTGGTGGTTTCAGTGGTTCAGCCGCTGCTGGTGGTCCAGTAGCCGGTTTTGACCCAATCCTAATCAGCCTGATTCGTCGGGCCATGCCTAATCTGGTCGCTTATGATCTTGCTGGCGTACAGCCTATGACCGGTCCTACTGGTCTTATCTTCGCCATGCGCTCTCGTTATAACAGCCAGACTGGTGATGAGACCTTCTACAATGAAGTCGATACTTCATTCTCTGGTCAAAACAGTGGTCGTAGCCTAACCGCCGGTATTAGCTCTGCTATTTCTGGTATGGGTACCACTGCTGGTCAGCAAGGCACCAACCCTGGTCTACTCAACCCAACCGGTTCCGCTAACCAGGCTGCTTATAACCTTGGTCAAGGTATGGTAACTGGTGATGCCGAAAACCTAGGTAACGGCGATAACAACCAGTTCAATGAAATGAGCTTCTCTATTGAGAAAGTTCTTGTTGAAGCAAAGAGCCGTGCTCTGCGTGCCGAGTACACCATTGAGCTTGCCCAGGACCTCAAGGCCATTCATGGTCTTTCTGCCGAGGCCGAGCTGGCTAACATTCTGTCTACCGAAATTCTGGCCGAAATGAACCGCGAGGTTATTCGTACCATTTATAAGGTAGCCGAACAGGGTGCAGCCGTAAATACCGCAACTCCTGGTGTATTTGACCTTGATATCGACAGCAACGGTCGTTGGTCCGTTGAGAAGTTTAAGGGTCTTCTTTTCCAAATCGAGCGCGATGCAAACGCTATCGCCCAGCGTACTCGTCGCGGGAAGGGTAACGTAATCATGTGCTCCGCCGATGTAGCCTCTGCGCTAACCATGGCCGGTGTACTCGATTATACTCCTGCTCTTAATGCTAACCTGAACGTAGACGATACTGGCAATACTTTTGCTGGTGTTCTTATGGGTAAGTATCGTGTTTATATCGATCCTTATTCTGCCAACGTTAATGCTACTCAGTATTATGTTGTTGGTTATAAAGGTTCTAATCCATTCGACTTCGGGCTCGCATATTGTCCATATATTCCGCTCCAAATGGTTCGTGCTGTAGATCCTAAGACCTATCAGCCTTCCATCGGATTTAAGACTCGTTATGGCATGGTGGCAAACCCCTTTGCTGAGGGTCCTGATAAGGGTCTAGGTGCTCTTAAGATTAATAGCAACAGATATTATCGTCGTGTAGCGATAAAAAATATTTCTTGAGGTCTAAAATTTGTCTTGAATTTAATATATAAAGAGGTGGGAAACCACCTCTTTTTTATTGTTAATTATCAGGATACTTCTTCCTACATTTATACTTTCTATGATGACTCCTTTCACCAGCGGCCACCAAATACATTTTAGAGCGGTCTAAACCACGCTCTTTACAAAAATCGGAAAGATTGACCACTTCTAACTCTTCACCTTCAGGTGTTATAACAATCCATTCTTTTTGTTTGGCCTCAATGTTTTTCTTAAGAGCATCTTCTTGTAAGGCGGCAGCACGAAGTTTTGCTTTAGATTCTTCAGTGTGCTGACGACCTCTTGATTTGTCACCAATCTTCTTTCTATGTTCTTCTCTCTTGGGAACCCCTTTATGTGTTTTACTTATTTTTTCTCTGGCCTCTTTGGTGTGCGTTTTCCCTTTATGTTTTTCTGACATAAGTTTCTTTGACTCTTCACTATGAGTCCTACCATAAAAAGGATTCATTTCACCGTACTTTGGAGCGGGTTTATTTGCAAGATAAAAATTAAATAAAATACCACTCTCCTCATAACCAATTCTACCGTATTTTCTAATTTCTAGCTCCTCCAAATCGTAAGCATATTTTTCTGTCATATTTTCTTGAATTTTAAAAATCACAGGCTCAATGCCTTTGACCCTAAGTTTTAAAATATGACCGGTTAATCTTTTATTTCTAGTAGTCTTCATAGTATCAGACAAATGCTGATAGCATCTACGGTTTTTACCTTTGCCAACATAAAAAGGGATCCCAGTCATGGGGTTGATCAAGTGATAGACATAATAGACAGGATCAAGAGAGTAATCGGAATCAGAAACCAGCTCAAACATTTTTTATCGACTCAATTTCGGAAATTATACTATATATCCCCGAATTTGTCAACCCCAAACCCATAAGTAAGACTTCCACAATCCCATATTTTCTCATAACCCATCTCACGCGCCTTCTCATACTCGGTGCAATCATAAGCCCCAATAAACTTCTTCTGAAACCTCATGCGGTTATAACGCCTTAAACAACTACTGTCCACATAAAAATAAGAAGGCCCATTAAACCTGATTAATTCAAACCCATTTTTTTCATAAACACCACCGCACGATATGCGTCTATCCGCATAACTAACAATAGAACCACCATAAAAACCAATAAAATACTTTAACAACTTACTAAAGCCACCAACAACAGTATAACCACCCAGACATGAAAACCTGGATAATTCCCAATCAAAATTCTTATTAAACCTAGAGCCACTAAAGGTCATAACCGCAACCAAAGTATCCTCATAAAAAAGACCTAGTTTTACCTTACTTTTGTCTTCTCCTTGAATATGATTTTGATTTAAAAAAGAATTCTTCTCAGAAACCCCAATCTCTTTAATTAAACATTTTCTTCCATAAATCCTCTCATTTAGACCTAATTTACTCTTTATGATGTTCTTAACAATATCTTCTTTAAACTTCCACTCATCACTAAAAAATTGAAGTAATTGAATACCTTGCTTTTCACATTCAATAGTTTTTTGTAAGTGATAATTTCTTCCTTTAATAAGTCCCTCTTTTTCTTCCCATGGTCTATAAAGATGTGAATAGAGCCCATTATACTCAATGGCAATCTTTTTATCAGGTATAAAAATATCCAATTCCTTACCATTAAGAATAAACCTATTTGACTGCTGGATCTCGCCTTTATAAACCTCACTCAACCAATTGTAGAGGTTGTTTTCCTCTTTAGAGATCTTTTTGATTTTTCTCTCATAAAAATTACTAGGTCTCGCCTGGATCTTATGGACAACCATCCACCTAGATACAGTTCCTTTTGTTGTATTAAGATTTTCGGCTATTTGTTCGGTGGTTAGTCCCGATTCATAAAGACCTGATAATTCTTCTCTCGATTGAAGGATTTTATTTGCATTGACGTTTCTTTGCCGTGCATCAAACAGATCAATAAGACCGAATTCTTTTAATTTGTTTCTGATTGAAACCTCTCCAATTTTTAGGTCTTTTGCAATCTGTTCTACTGATTTTTGAAGAACAATTCTCTGGTGGTATAAGTCTTCTTTGGTGATACTAGGAGTTTTGTTTTTTAAGGAATGATTGTTATTATAAAATTTCCTAAATCCTTGTTCTGGATTCGTTTGGTTAAGAGCGGCTGGTAAACCGCAACCGCACTTGCAAAGAGGTGGAGCGTTTATATCATTTAAGAGAACGTAGACTCTGTGCTTGTTTCTTACTTTAGTATAGTGTTCGTCTAAAAAGGAAGTTTGATCTTCTAAGGTACTAATAAAATCCTGATTTCTACAAAGCCGTATAAATAGATTAGAATCACTCCAGGAATCTTTTAGGAGTTGTTTAAATTTATTCATGTGAATTATAATGGTAAATCTTCCTTATGCTCAACCTGGACGGAACCAGGTAGAAAACAGAAACTTCCTCCAACCAACCCAGTTTTTGTTTACCCTGAATAAGGCACCCAAGGTCTCGTTTTATTCTAACACATCAAACATCCCATCGATGACCTTGGGTCTGGCCGATTATCCGACTCCTTATAAAGACCTTTATGAACCAGGAGACAAAATAACATTTGAGGATTTTAACCTTAAGTTTTTGGTTGACGAGAATCTTGAGAACTATTTAGAGATCTATAAATGGATCAAGGGTCTTGGCTACCCAGAAAGTCTAGACCAAATTTATGATTTAAGAAGAAGCGAAGGAGGTCTTTATTCTGACGGAACCCTTCAGGTCCTAAACAGTAATCAACGTCCAAACTTTATGGTTAAATACTACGATCTGTTTCCTTATGGTCTGACAACCTTATTGTTTGACTCGACTCTTACGGATTCAGATCCATTTACTGCAGAAGTAAAATTTAAATACACTTATTTTGAAATTGTAGATCCGACAGGAAACCCTTTATGAAACTAAACGAAATTGAGGCCATGTGGAAAGAGGATTCAGAAATGGATCCAGATAATCTACATGAAGAGGCCCTTAGAATTCCTATGCTTCACAGCAAATACCATGAAATCCAAAATAGATTTTATGAGCTAAAAAAGGAATTTGAGACCAAGTATAATAATCTATATACCGAGAAGACTCTTTATTATTTGGGGAAGGCCGATCCGGCAGTATATGATGAAAAACCATTTCCTCATAAAGTACTAAAAAACGACATTCCACTTTACCTAAATTCAGACGAAGAACTAGTAAAACTAAAAACTAGGGTTGATTATTGTTCTCATGTTATGGGGTATCTCACTGATATCCTGAAGATGATTCACAATCGATCATTCCAAATCCGAGATAGCATCGAATGGAGTAAATTTATCGCAGGTCAGTAATGTCTGATGTAATCATTGAAAAAAAGAACGAAGTATTTGTTAAACTAGTTTGTGAGCCACATGTTCTTTATGAGCTGGCTCCTCACTTTACCTTTGAGGTTCCAGGGGCCAAATTTTCACCGGCCTATAAAAGAGGTGGCTGGAATGGACAAATATGCTTACTATCAAAAACAACCGGAGAAATTTATGCAGGATTGCTTGATAAGGTAATCGCCAAAATAAAGGCCTACGGGTATTCTTACGAGTTCAGAAATAGCAAGTATTACGGGTGTCCTTTTGAGATTAATGAAGAAATAACCAAAGAAGGTGTTTCTGGTTTTGTCAAGGCCATTGGTAAAAAAAGTGGTCTTGATCCTTATGACTACCAGATTGATACTGTTTATGAATGCCTAAGATACAATAGAAAAACTGTATTATCGGCTACTTCCTCTGGTAAGTCTTTTATGATTTACTGTATCTCAAAATATTACCTGATGAAGGGGTTAAGGATCCTTTGCGTTTTTCCGACTACTGGTCTGATTCATCAAATGTACAAGGACTGGGCGGATTATGGATACGACTCAGAAGAGAATATTCATATGATTTATTCTGGTCAAAATCATAAAACCGACATGCCGGTTACTTTTTCAACCTGGCAAAGTATAAGCGATAACCCAAAGTCTTTTTATGATAATTATGACGTTATTATGGTTGATGAATGCCATGGAGTAAAATCCAAGAGTCTGATCAACATTATGAAAAATGCCCATAATGTAAAATATCGTTTTGGCTTTACTGGAACCCTGACAAATAATGACGACGGAAAGGCCGTTAACGAGCTTACGATTACAGGGCTTTTTGGTCAATCATATAAGGCAATTAATACCAAAGAACTTATCGAAAAAGGAAGAGCCGCAAAACTTGATATTAAATGTTTGGTGTTAAAACATAAAGAACAAAGATTTGAAACTTATGAAGACGAAGTTCAGTACTTAATTTCTAATGAGAATAGAAATAATTACTTACGAAATCTTGCATTAAGTCTAAAAGGAAATACTCTCTTGATTTTTTCAAGAGTAGAAACTCACGGACAAGTTCTTTACGATTTGATTAATGAAAAATCGGCTGGTGGTAGAAAAGTCTTCTTTGTTCATGGTGGTGTTGTTGCCAAAGAAAGAGAGGAAGTCCGTGGAATTGTTGAAAGAGAAAACAATGCAATTATATGCGCTTCTTATGGAGTTTTTAGTACGGGAATTTCGATTAAAAACCTGAATAACATTATCTTCGGTTTTCCAAGTAAAGGAAAAATCAGGGTTCTTCAAACAATTGGTCGAGGACTCAGAAAATCCAAAACAAAGGATAAGTGTGTTTTATATGATATTGCTGATGATTGTGGAAAGAATTATACCTTAAACCACTTTATAGAAAGAGTTAAACTTTATAATGAAGAAGAGTTTGAGTACGATATTTATAAAATAGATTTATAGTCTTTGAGATTCTAACCCGGTTACTTGAACTCCTCTATCAATCATATTTTTCATTGCGGCCTGGGCCGTTCCTAGGGTGAAATAAACAGCGAACATTTGTTTGTCCATGTATTTGTACCCAACCTTATAAAATTCAAAGTGGTCCATTCCCTGTCTTTTTGAGAATGTAAATTAAACTGTCCAATGCTTGAATTGTATCATAAATTGAATGTCCGGTAAAATTTGTATCCCCAGGGAACAATTTAGCCTCTTCTAAAAGACCGGCCTTTACAGCCTCATATTTTTGTATTAAGGAGTCAATAAAGGCCTCTGGGTCTTCACATTCTAAGGAAACCTCTTGATAGGGCTCTTTATGGAACTCAGGGATTTTTATGTTGTAGGTCGATCCATCTGCTCTATGGACTGTTATGTTCGTCATTAGAGTGGAGGGATATTAAGAACTAGAACTACTTGCCAACAGAAAATAAGTGTGTTAAAAGAATTTAAAATATTAATGGTAGAAAGAGAAATATTTTTCATGGTGTTTTTGGTGGTGGTTCAGGATTTCCTTGTTGTTTTATAGGTTGATAGCCGCCATTAAAATACTGGCCTTTAGGGATAATTTCTGGTTTAGGGGTTAATGGCCCATCTCTATTATGATTTCTTTGTACGGGGCTTTCATCGAGCCTTAACAATTTCTTAAGTTTTAGTGGAGGTGGACCTTTTGGCCGATTATAGTTTCCATAAGACCTTCTCTTTGGCGAAGAATTTTGACCTATTATGATTCCTATACCAATAAAAACGGCGCAGATAAAAATTAATTCCATTTACACTTCAGAGTCTTCCAGATCCTCAGATTCTTCTACCTCATCTGGTTCTTCCACTTCTTCAGGATCCTCAGAACCAACACTCATTACGGAGGTATCAGGGGCATTATTGTAGAAATTACAATTAGAAACATTGGCCACTGGACCAGAGACACTGGCCAAATCACAAATGGCCGAAATAGCCCTGGCGTTTTCTACTACTGCATTGGCTAGTGCAACTATGGCCTGGGATTCCTCATAAGAAATCCGAGTGGACTTATCGACATGGTTGCTTACATGAAAAAGGCTTTTAAGATTAGACATTATAAAAATTTATTGGACTTGCGTATAATACACTTTTTATTTGAATTTGTCAACTACCCTTGTGCCAATTTCTTGATTGTCATATACCCACTTGACTTTTTCAGGAATGGGTCTAGGATCGGTTTGTCGGTTTGATGGATATGTTCTAGTATTAATTAATACTTAATAATTATCAGATAATTCTAGTGTCTGCTTCGCAGATGTTTCCTTCAGAAACATAAAACTAAAACTTGTTTAATCCGAAGGATTGTTCTCCGAAGGAGAACTATTCAATAACTGTTCTAGTTTATTTCTCATAATATTCACATTAGAAACATATCCTTGTTTTTTACTTAATTTTTCTTCATAAGGATCTACATAACCAATCATATTCTTTTTAGCTATAAACTTTAGATGGTAATTAATAATATCTTTGTCCTTACATTCACTTAAGGTGATAATATTATTTCGATTAACAATAAACATGTCATCATCAGCTGTCTTTAACCAAGGTTCGATTTTATAACCATAATCACCATTCATTGTCTTAATATCGGTAATAATAACCGGTTCATAAAGCATCAAGAAATCTTTTTCTGGTAGGACAATAGCGAAAATCTCCTCTCCAGTCGTTAGCTTGATTGTAGCAGGAAAATCCATTGGTGTCAAGTCTTCGTTACCCTTATTTAGGGGGCTTGACAAAATCTGGTTTTGGCGCTACAATTTCACTAAATACCAATTAAAGGAAAAATGATTACAACAGCAGTAATGTCAAAGAAAAGACGCCCATCGCATTACGTCAACAATAAAGAGTTCTTAGATGCGCTAGTTCAGTATAAATTAGACTGTAAAAAGGCAGCCGAGAATAATGAAAAGAGACCACAAATTCCAAGGTACATAGGAGAATGTTTTCTTGATATTGCAACAAGATTTGGTTATCAGGGAAATTATGCAAATTATTCCTTTAAAGAAGACCTGATTTCTGATGCAGTCGAAAATATGTCTAGGTACATCCTAAACTTTGATCCAGAAAAATCAACCAATCCTTTTGCCTACTTCACACAGATCACTTATTATGCTTACTTGAGGCGGATTAAAATCGAGAAGAAAGAATCCGAAAAGAAATCAATGATTATTGAGAGACTGAATTTTAGTGAAGTCATGTTTGATGATGGGGAATGCACTGATAATTATTCTGATTATTCTTCTATTCGTGATAATGTTTACTTAAGGAATCGAATTCAATGAACTTACAAAGTGAAAAAAGACAAATTAAGATAAGAGAAGACAAAAGGAAAGTGATGATCGAAAAGCTGTTTACAAAATTAGAATCTTCTGAGGACAGGGCGCTTTTATTGCTCTTGGTTCAGTCTTATAAGGACGAGATCGATGGCTAAAATATGTTGTATAACGGACACCCATTACTGCGCGAGGAAGTCTTCCAAACTCTTTCAGGATTATTTTGAACTGTTTTATAAAAACATCTTCTTTCCTACATTAGAAAAAGAAGGAATCAAAACAGTTCTTCATTTGGGTGATGCTTTTGATAATAGAAGATCCATTGATTTTGAAGGTCTGGAATGGACCCAGAGAGTTGTCTTTGAACCTCTTAGGAATTATGAGGTTCATATGATTACAGGTAACCACGATGTTACCATGAAGAATTCTAATAAACTAAATTCCCCTTCACTCCTTCTTCATCAATATAAAAACATCCACGTTTATTCAGACCCAACAGAAGTCAATGTAGAAGGACTGGATATTCTCTTTATTCCCTGGATAAACACTGAGAACGAGGAATCTGTCTATAAGGCCGTTAAAGGCTCTTCTGCGCGGCTTGCAGTGGCCCATCTGGAGCTAAATGGATTCGTTGCCCATAGAGGGCATGTTATGGAAGATTCAAGAGATCCTCAACCGTTTTTAAAATTTGAAAAAGTCTTTTCTGGTCATTATCACACTCGATCTGATAATGGAAAAATCTTTTATCTAGGTAATCCTTATGAGATCTACTTCAATGATGTTGACGACGTAAGGGGATTTACTATTTTTGATACGGAAACCCTAGAGCACGAACATGTAAATAATCCTTACAAGTTGCATTATCAAATTGTCTATGACGAGGACAAGATTTTCATCCCAAAAGACCTAGAAGGAAAACTTGTAAGAGTAATTGTAAGAAACAAAAAAGATGTAAGGAAGTTTGAGAAGTTTATTGAAAAAATAAATGATCAGGGTCCTTATGAAATGAAGGTAGTTGAAAATCTTGAATTTTCTACTATTGGTTCTTTAGAAAATATTGAAAGTGAAGATACCATGAGCATTTTACATTCCTACATTGATGAGACAGACGTTACTTTAGATAAGACAAAAGTTAAAAATATTATCAACGACATTTATAAGTCCGCACTGGATATGGTATGATGTTTGTTATTACATTAGCAAGTGGTAATGAAAAAGGAGCCTTTTCGGTTATTAATGAAATGGGTGAAAAGGTTATTTTGTTTTTTGAGGACAAAGATGATGCAGAGCGATATGTTTTAATGCTTAACGAAATGGGTATTAATGATTTGAACGTTATTGAGCACGATGAAGAGATGTTAATAAAAACCTGTAAATTAATCGGGTTTAAGTATTCTAAAATTAGTAGTCATGATTTTGTAATTCCACCAGGTTATCCAGATGATAGTTTTTAAAAAAGCCAGGGCCAAGAATTTTCTTTCGATTGGCAATAATTTTCTTGAGTATGATTTAAACGTTGATAACATGACCCTTTATAAGGGCAAAAATTCTATGGGTAAATCTATTTTATCCAGCATTTTGGCCTTTGCTCTTTTTAAAAAGCCTTACAGACAGGTCAACATCCCTCAACTGGTCAATAACATCAACAAAAAGGACTGTATTGTTGAACTAGAATTTCAGATCAATAAGACCGAATGGAAAGTCGTAAGGGGTCTGGCCCCTGCAGTGTTTGAGATTTATAAAAACGGTGAATTGCTCGATCAACATTCTTCCGTAATTGAGCAGCAAAAATGGTTTGAGCAAAATGTCCTAAGGATGAACTTTAAGACGTTTACCCAGATCATTGTTCTTGGCACCGCAAACTTTATTCCTTTCATGCAATTAAGCCCTTCTGACAGAAGAGAAGTGATAGAAGAACTTCTTGATATTAAAGTCTTTTCTTCAATGAACGTGTTGGTTAAAGACAACATAAAGAGCCTTAAGGATAACATTAAATTACTTCGGGTCAAAGAAGTTGGCCTTGAAGAAAAGATCGAACTCCAGCAAGAATTCATCGAGCAGATCAAACAAAAAGACTCTGCAAACCTTCAGGATAAAAAAGACAAGATCAAGAAGTATCAAGAGTTTATTACGGAACTTTATAATGAAAACAAGGCCCATACAGACGAGTTGAATTCTATTAACGAGGAATTGAAACAATACCTAAAGGCCTCGTCCCAATTGAAGAAGATGGGTTCTATAAAAGGAAAACTGACCCAGAAGTTAGAATCTCTAAAAGAGAACCATGCATTTTTTGAGCACAATGACGTTTGCCCTACTTGTTCCCAGGATATTTCTCCTGAGGTCAAAGAACAAAAGTTAAAGGAATCTGAAGAAAAGATTGAAGAAGTATCTAAGGGTTATTCAGATCTTATTCAGACCATAAAGGCCGAACAAAAGAAAGAAAAGAAGTTTTTGGAATTATCCAATCAGATTTCTGTATTAAATCAGAAGATTTCTGAAAACCAGGCGACCATGAATCAATACACTAAAATAATTGTTGAGATCCAGGGTGAAATTAAGTCCATGAGTAAGGTTGATGATCTTCAAGAAGAAAATGCAAAGTTAGAATATTTTTATGAAGAACTCCATAAGATAAAGAATGAAATTATTAGTAATATAGACCAGTCTCAGTATTATGATTTTGTTGGTAATCTGTTAAAAGATGGTGGGGTCAAGACAGTTATTATTAATAAATATCTTCCTTTAATTAACCAGAAGGTTAATGAATACCTGAGGATGATGGACCTTTACATTAATTTTACCTTGGATGGTGAGTTTAATGAAACGATCCTGACAAATACTTTTGAAAACTTTACTTATGGTAACTTTTCAGAAGGTCAAAAACAACGGATCAATCTGGCCCTGACTTTTGCATTGATGTCGGTTGCCGCAATGAAGAATTCGGTTAATACGAATTTGCTGATTCTTGATGAGATTCTTGATGGTTCGATGGATGCCGAAGGGATTTCTATGTTTTTGGGTATTATCAGGAAAGAGATGAAGGACAAGAATATCTTTATGATATCGCATCGTGACAATTTGGACAGTAAGTTCGATAAAATTATTCTTTTTGCGAAAAAGGGACACTTTACGTTTAAAGAACAGATTTGCTAAATACTTAATAGTTTTAGTAATTTAAAAATGAATTCACAAATTCTTTCCCAATTAAACGAGGCCTATCGCCACGGTGTTTATGCCGAAGAAACCCTTTCTGAGGCGGAACTAGCAGGCATCAATCAGTGGGTAAGTCAATTGATCTCCGAGGGTTACGATCTTGATCAATATTCAGACGAAGAACTTTATGAGGCTTATCTAGAATATCTTGACGAGGCACTAACTGGCCCAAGGAAAGAATATGCTCTTAAAAGAGCTGAAGAATTAAGGGACAGATCGCGTCAGGTAGGAGACATAGCCAAACGTCGTCGTGGTGGTAGACACGCTATTAGTGATAAAATGGATAAAAGGGCTGCTGCTCTAGTAAGACTGGCTACTAGAGAAGTCGATGGAGGAACGAAAGAAAAAGGATCATGGGAAACTCTTCCTAGAAAAAGGGGTGGATCTGGAATCAAAGGTGACCCAAAAGATATGGATTTTGGTGTGGATCATTCTCGTTCACAAAAATCAGATAAAGATCTAATTAAATCTAAGCTCCGTAAGCGGGCATTAAGAAAAATCAATAGAGGGATGACTGAAGAATTAGACCTTTACGATATTATTTCTGAATACCTAGTAACAGAAAGTTTCTGTGATTCTTATGAAGACGCTGATGTGATTATGGCCAACATGTCAGAAGAGTGGCGCGAAAGCATTTTAGAGGAGACTAAAAAAAAGTAATAAGGGCCGTAGTCAAAATTTTAAAAAAGAGTACAAAAACAAAACCAGCAAAAGCAATAACAACTTTTGTGAAAAACACGGCCCTTGGTGCCCTAATCCCCTGACCCCTTGACAAAAACCCAAAAACGTGTTAGAATTCCGGTCTCTCCCCAATAGGAGAACCGGTTTTCTTTTTAACAAACAATATTATGGAATCAAATCATTTTTGGAAATTTAATGAGGGGGAAATCCTTAAAGAAGTAGAGAGTTATCTTATTTCTACCTATAAGGGCCATTACACATCAGACGAAAGTAAGGTCCAGACAATTGATCTTATCGAATCAATTGGCGATGCCGAACCTTTTTGTAGGAGCAATGCAATTAAATATCTCTCTCGCTTCCGTAAAAAGGAGCAATCAACCCCAAAGGCAGATCTACTGAAAGCAATTCATTATTGTATTCTTCTTTATCATTTTTCTGGCTCTGATGCCAAGAACAATTACACTCTTTGAACATTATGGAACTATCTGCCGAAACACTCGCAATCCTAAAAAACTTTTCTAACATCAACCAATCAATCCTGGTTAGTCCTGGAAATTCTCTCAGGACCATAAAGGTATCCAGGAACGTCCTGGCCGAGGCTACTATTTCAGAAAAGTTTGAGTCTGGATTTGCCATTTATAATCTCAATCAATTCCTTAACAGCATCAATCTTTTAGGAAATCCTGATCTTGATTTCTCTAACGAAAAGTACATGGTCCTAAAAGAAGGCAAGCGTAAGATCAAGTATTTTTACGCTGATGCCTCGGTTATTGTGTCGCCCCCTGATAAAAAGATGAGTCTTCCATCTCAGGACGTTTGTTTTGTATTGGACCAGACTTCTCTTGATAAAATTATCAAGGCCAAACAAATCTTTTGTCTGGACGATCTTTCTGTTGTTGGTGATGGTGAAAAAATTGAGCTAATTGTTCAGGACAAAAAGAACGATACCTCAAACGAGTATTCAATTGAAGTTGGAACCACAACCGAAAAGTTCTGCATGAACTTTAAGATTGAAAATCTCCAGTTCTTCCCTGGCAGTTATGAGGTTGTTCTGTCTAAAAAGAACATTGCCAAATTTTCCCATCAAAAAATGTCCCTGGTTTATTGGGTCGCAATGGAACCTGATTCAAAATTTGAAAACAATGAATGATTTTCTTTTTGTAGAAAAATACGCATCTAAAAATGTATCTGAATGTATCCTCCCAAAGGACATAAAAAAGGTCTTCCTTGAAATTGAAGAATCAGGAAATGTCCCGAACATGATTCTCTCTGGCCCTCCTGGGGTTGGGAAAACAAATCTGGTCAAGGCCCTGGCCAAGAGTCTGGATCGGGACTTTATGAAAATAAATGGATCTGATGAGAGGTCCATTGATGTTATTCGCAATAAGGTGAAGGAATATGCCTCGACAGTATCTCTTTCTTCTACCGGAAAGAAAATCCTTCTTATTGACGAGGGAGATAATTTAACAAACGATGCCCAACTGGCCCTAAGAGCGGCCATTGAGGAATTACAACATAACTGTTCTTTTATCTTTACTTGTAATTATAAAAACCGAATTGACCCGGCCCTTCATTCAAGATGTCCGGTGATTGATTTTACAATTCCTTCTAAGGAAAGGCCCTTACTTGCAAAGCAGTTTAACGATCGAATCATTTACATCCTAGAACAAGAAAGAATTCAATGTGAAGACGATAAGATCATTACTAAACTCTTGATCAAGTACTTCCCTGATTTCAGGAGAATTTTAAACGTCCTGCAAAAGTATTCTAATTCGGGAGTAATTGATTCTTCTATCCTGGCCCAGGCTGCCGACATAAAAATTTCGGCCCTTTATGATCATTTAAAGCAAAAGAACTTTACAGAGGTCAGAAAGTGGGTTATTAATAATCTGGACAACGACCCGAATGTAATCCTAAGAAAGTTTTATGATGGCCTAGAACAGGTCATGGTAAAGCATTCTATTCCTCAGGCCATTTTGATTATTCATGATCACATGAGCAAGAACGTTGTCGATAATGAGGTTAATTTAATTGCATGTTTTATTAAAATTATGGTTGAATGTGAATGGAATTAAAGGACTGGCTGGATTCAATTTATTTTTCTAAGAAAGACGTTTTGAAGGATATTGATAATCCAAATCAATATCCTGCTTTTGTTATTAATAGAATTCTTTCTGGTAATATTGATACTGTTCTTTTTGCAAGTGAACTGAATGAAAGATTCACCATGGACAAAGACATGCAGTACAAGTTTCTTCTTTATGGGGTTCCAAAGAGAAAAAGATTTTCTAATTATTTAAAGAAGAACACCTTAGATAATCTTGATATTGTTAAGCGGTATTATGGGTATAATAATGAAAAGGCAATTGAGGTATTGAAATTATTATCTAAAGAACAGATTGATTACATTAAAGAAAAGTTGAACTTTGGTGGAGTATAAATAATACATAATTCATTATCTTTGAGGAATTTATGGCTAATTATGAATTGAATGGCCAATACATTAAATGGTCCCCGGATCTTATGGTAGAAGTAGAGCTGGAAACCCCAGACTCTTTTCTTCTTGCAAAAGAGACATTAACCCGCATGGGTGTTGCATCCAAATATAAAAAGGAATTATACCAAACTGCCCACGTACTTTATCGCGGAAATAAATACTATTTGGTGCATTTTAAATTTATGTTTGTTCTTGATAATCGTAGTGCAACAATTACGGTTAATGATCTAGAGAGGCTTCATGCTATTGCTCACTTACTCGATCAGTGGGGAATTGTAAAAGTCAAAAATCCGGCCCAAATAGAGGATCGGGCTCCACTAAACCAAATCAAGATTCTTCCGTTCAAAGAGAAACAATCTTGGAATCTTGTAGAAAAATATAGTATAGGGAATACAAAGAAAAAGAACGACACTACTGATTCTTTGATAACTAAATAACTACGTCTTTAGGTACGGCAATACTCTACAGACAAAGATTAGGTGGCCTTTGGGTCACCTTTTCTTTTATAAAATATTATTTTAACTAAATAATATTGCCGTACTTAAAGAATAAAGATGTGTAGACTAAACGAACGCACCCATAAGCATCATATCATTCCAAGATACATGGGTGGAAGCAATGAGCCAAAAAATCTTGTTAAAGTAACAGTAACTCAACATGCCATGTTCCACTTCTGTAATTACCAATTATGGGGTAATGAAGAAGATAGAATAGCATGGAGAGCTTTATCTGGTCAGATAACCATGGATGAGATCAAATTAGAAGCCCAGTCTTTAAATGGCAAAAGAAATAGCCAAAAACAGAAAGAGAATGGAACTGGAATTTTTGGACTAACATTAGAGCAAAGAATTGAAGCTGGCAAAAAAGGAGGACAAATACATAAAGAAAATGGAACTGGAATTTGTGGACTAACTTATGAACAGAGAAGGGAAATAGGTAAAAGAACAAACCAAAAATGTAAAAAAAATGGTACCGCATTTTATGGTATGAGTCCAGAAAAAAGATCGGAAAATGGTAAAAAGGGGGCCGAAGTAAATAGACAAAATGGAACTGGGATTTTCGGACTGACGCCAGAACAAAAAATAGAACGTAGTAGAAAGTCGGGTCAAAAAACATATGAAGACGGTATTGGAATTCACGGAATGGATCTAGAAGAAAGAGTTGAAGTCTGCAAAAAAGGAGGAAAAAAAGGCGGAAAAATAGTCTCTTCCCAAAAATGGCAATGCACAGTAACTGGACATGTTTCTAATGCAGGAGGACTTTCTAGATTTCAAAAAGCTAAGGGGATCGACACATCGAATAGAATAAAAATAGATGGACCTAGAAGTTGGGAAATTACTTTTGAAGATGGTAGAGTTGTTGTTACTAATTGTTTATCTACTTGGGCCAAAGAAAACGGCTATAAGTATGTTAATATCCATAGTGTACGGATAGGAAACTCTTCAAATTACCAGGGAATCGTAAAAGTAGTTCCATTCTAATTATCGAATAAATAGCCACCGAGGAAGTTCGGTCATCCACACCATAATCACTTGACTTTTCAGGGAATCCATGATTAAATAATACTGAGGAAATTGCCTAAGGGGATTTCTTCAGTAAACCTCTCGCTTTTAAAGGAGACATTAAAATGACACTAGCAAAATACAACTCAACTTCACTGTCTAAATTTCTTGATGACTTAGACAGGTCTAGCATCGGGCTTTATGACTGGCTCGATAGGGTAACATATCTGGACACCCAGTCCAATTACCCCCCATATAATCTAATAAAAGAAAGTGACACAAGATTTAAACTAGAACTGGCGGTTGCTGGTTTTAAACGTTCGGAACTTTCTGTGTACACTGAGAATAATCAACTCATTATCCAATCAAATCGGGCCGATAAAGAGGAATATAAATACGTTCATCGCTTTCTTTCCCAGAGAAACTTTAAGAGAGTTTGGCCCATTTCTGATGACATTAGAGTTGATAATGTAGATCTTGTTGATGGTATTTTAACCGTTCATCTTGATCGGATTGTTCCAGATCATCAGAAGAAGAAAGTTTATTTCTAATAAATACTTCTGGCTACCACCCAAGTAAAGTTGGCGCAACCACCCCCTTGACAAATCCCAAGGGGACGTGCTAAAATAAGAGGGTCGTTCAAAGACCCTCTTTTTCATGGAAATTAAAATTATACTGTTCCCAAATAATCTCATTCTTATCGCCCAGATCGAAGAAGTCGTTCCTGAAGAGATTGGAGATCCCACATGTAAGATTATAGAACCTTTTGTAATAGACAAAGACTTTTTAACTCCTTGGCTACTCGATATAACGACCCAAAATTCGTTTATGATGCACCCGGATAAATTCCTAACCATTGCCGAACCAAATGTTAATCTGCTTGCAAAATATAAAGAGCTAATTAAGTAGATGTTTTATACCTCTGTCAAACAAATCGGAAATAGTGTTTATGAAAGGGGTTATGACGACTCGGGTGTTCCTTTTCATAGAAAATTAGACTACAGACCCACTTTCTACATTACATCAAATAAACCCTCAGAATGGAAAACCCTAGACAATAAAAACGTTTCCCCAATAAATCCAGGATCTATTAAAGAATGCAGGGAATGGCTGACCCAATACAAGGATGTTGATAACATCTCGATTTATGGACATGAGACGGCCATTTATCAGTATCTGGCAGAATATTATCCAGACGAGATTGAAGATTTTAATATCAATAAAATCAGGCTTTATACACTTGATATTGAAACCGCCGCCGAACTTGGAGGATTCCCTGAACCAGATATTGCCCAAGAAGAAATTCTTCTGATTACTATTCAAGATTATTCTACCAAAAAAATCTATACCTGGGGAAGTCGGCCTTTTTCTGAGGTAATGGATAATTATGTTTATCAAGAATGTGC